CCGGACTTCCGCTATTGCGGCGCCAAGCGACAGCACCCGCACCCGTATTGCGCCGAGCACGCCAAGGTGGCGTTCCAGCCAACCAAGCCGAGGATTAGATGACAGACACTGGCCAGACCCGCGAGCAACGGCAGTCGCTGCTGATCGACGCCAAGCTCGACAGCGAACGCCTCGGCGAGATGACGATCAGCGGCTCACAGCCGGGCGAACTGGTCGGCGTCAAGTTCGCTTCGATGATTGAGGTAATGGAGTTCGCCAAGCTGATGGCGCTCGCCGACACGGCAGTGCCGCCGCATCTGCGCAACAAGCCGGGCTCGTGCCTCGCCATCACCATCCGCGCGCTGCAGCTGAAGATGGACCCCTTCACAGTGGCGAACTGGTCGTACGAGGTCGAACAGAAGGGCGTCAGGCGTATCTCGTACGAAAGTGCATTTTTCAACGCCGTGATCCTGGCGCGTGCGCCGATCGACGGCCCACTCGAATACGAAATCCTCGGTGACGGCGACGATCGCCGTTGCAAGGTGACGTTCACATTACGCCGCAGACACAAGACCATCAGCTACATCTCGGAGACCCTCGCCAAGCTGCGACCCGGACGCAACGAGAGCGGTGTCACCAAGGGCTCGCCGCTGTGGGACAAGAAGCCCGAGGTGCAGATGATCTACAACACCGTGCGTGACGTGGCGCGGATTTACTTCCCGCACGTCACGAGCGGATTATACACCTCCGACGAGCTGGCCGATTTCGACGAGGATCAGGTCACGATGGAGCAGCCGACGGCCGGCTTGCTGCAGCGGCTCAAGCCGCGCGGCACCGACGAGGGCTTCAACCAAGCTGCCGATCAGTTCGACGACGTGATCCAGGCCGCGCGTGCGCCGACGCCTGAGATCGACCCAGCAAAGAAACCACGCGCCCGCAAGGGTAGCGCAGATGCAGCCGCCGAAGGCAGCGACTCTCCGGCGGCTGAGCAGGGGGCGTCCGCTGCCCCTCGTACACAAACGGACGCCCCCGATTCACAAGGAGACAAGAATGGCGCGTGACCCAGCCCCGATCCCAGACGAATTCCTTCCCACGGTCGTACCCCGCCGCCCGGCGCCCGCGCTCGACGCGCTCGAAGACGAGATCGCCGAGCACATCAACGCCATGAAATCCACCGCAACCAAGGAGCAAGCACCGATGCAGGATCGTCCCGCCCCCGCCACGCCACCGCCGCCCGCCAGTCCCTACGCGCCGCCACCGCCGCGCCCGGTCGCAACAGCTACCATCCAGAACATGCCGCCGCAGCCGCCGCCGGCATCGCAGATGGATGTCCGCTTCAACGGCAAGACGCTGATCTTGAGTGCGACATGCAACACGTCGGCCGAGGCGGAGAGGGTCATCGAAACGCTTCAGCCGTTGAGCAAGCTTCTGCCATCGGAGTAACCATGAGTGACGCCAAGATCGCCGCGATCGGCCGCCAGCTCGCCGATGCCCTTCACACCTACGCCCACGAGCGCACGTCGCCCACTGGTGAGCAGGCGCAGAAGGACATCGCACGGCTGCACTGGGAGCTGGTCACGGCGGTCGGCGACGAAGCTGTTGCCGCCGAGGCGGCCGTGGACGCGGGCAAGGAGGCGGAGCTGGTCAGCCCGCGCTTCGCCCGCGGCGACGAGGTCATCAAGAGCGGCGGCGACTACACGTACCGCGGTCGCATTGCGTTCTTCGGCCACAAGCTTGAAAGCAACGTGCTCCGCTACGTCGTGCAAGATCAGCGCGGCCTTCTCATGATCATGAACGAACAGCAGCTGCGGACGGCGCCCAAATGAATCACATCGAGGATCGCGTGACTACCAAACCAACACTCACCGGGCCGTTCGGTCGCGCATGGCGCGTCGACGTTCCCCCTGATCCAGAGACCCCGACCGTCGTCGATTTCTATGTCGTCGAATGCCCGGGTGCTCATCCGCTGTGGCACTCGTATGTGATGTTCGTGTTTGATCTCGCACCCAAACCAGGGCTCACCGATTCTGTATTCTACCTGCCCGATGCGACGCACGAATTCCACATCTGGGCGCTCGATCCCGACAAGCCACGACAACCGATCGTCAACGCTGGCGAATGGATCGGCCGCGTATTGCAACCAATGAACTTCGCCGCCCAGGTGCGTATGAGCCAGCTTGAAATCGAGGCCAAGCTGGTCACCTCGGTTGCCGATGTCATTCACGGCCGCATGTCACCCGACACCGATTACACCCGGGACTGGGCGCGGGCGTGGGGCGACAACATGTTGAAAGATCGCCAATGACCGACAAACCCAAGATGCCGCCCAATGTCGTCGAAGACATCGAGGCCAACGCCAAACTGGCAAATGAACTCGCCGACAAGCTCTCGCCGATAATGATCCAGTATCCAGCGCATGCCATCGGCGCGGCGTTGGCGGCGCTGACCGCATCATGGCTGTCCGGTTATCGCGGCGAGAAAAGTAGACCGGGCAGCGATGTGAAGATGCGGACATTGATGTTCGGGACATTCATAAAATCGGTGATGCAAGAGCTGCCGGAGATCATGAAGGAAGTCGACAAAGTGGAAACCAAATGAATCGCAAATGCGGCGGCTGCACCCTGTGCTGTCGATTGGTGCCGGTCGAAGAACTCCACAAGAAGGGCGGCGAGCGCTGCAAGCATCAGCGCTTCAACGGCTGCGCGATCTACGCCAGCCGGCCGGTGTCATGCCGCGCATGGTCATGCCGTTGGCTGGTCGATGAGACGTGCGCCGAGCTGCGGCGGCCGGATCGCTCGCACTACGTGCTCGACCTGATGCCGGACTACGTCACCTGCGAACAGGACGGCAACGAGTACGTCATTCCGGTGGTACAAATCTGGTGTGATCCGAAGCACCCGAACGCTCATCGTGATCCGGCGCTGCGCGTCTATCTGCACAGACTATGGAAACATGACGGCGTGATCGGACTGGTGCGCCCAAACGGAATCACCCTGTTGCCGCTGGCGGACGGTACCTTCATCGAGAAGATCAGCAGTGAGGACCCGGGACCGGCCCACAGCTTCGCACAAATTGCCAAAACGCTGGCCGGAGTCGCGCCGTGATCGCGATCCCCAAACGCATGGCGCACCTGCCGGTCGATCGCCGCGGTTATGCGATCCCGTGGGGCGTCTACGTCGACAGCAGCGGACGGGCGCAGTTCACCATCAATGACGACGTGAAGCGCGAGTTCGCGCTCACTGGCGACCTGTGTCCGATCTGCGGCCAGAAGCTGTCGCGCGGGCGATGGTTCGTCGGTGGTCCGATGTCGGCATTCCACCGGCACGGCGCCTATTTCGATCCGCCGATGCATGACGAGTGCGCCCACTACTCGCTCCAGACTTGCCCGTATCTCGCAGCGCCGCGCTATGCCCACCGCATCGACGACGCGCTGTTGTCCGGCGGCACCGCGCTGCCGTTGCTGCTGGTCGATCCGACGATGATCCCCGAGCGCCCCGAGGTGTTCGTCGCGGTGTTCGCCACCGGCCAGCGGCGCACCAAGCTCCACGTCATCCCGCGCCGCCCCTATAGCCGCGTCGAGTATTGGCGTCACGGCAAACAAATTACCGAGGAGGAATTCAATGACACCGCAAGAGTTGATCGAGCTGGCATCTGGTCTGACTGACAAACTATTCGATGCGAACGGCGAGATGCGCCCGGTCTACATGGTCGAGACCGACGATGCGCTCAATCTGGTGCCACCGCCGCCGCACCTCAACAAGGATGCCGGGTTGCGACTTATCAAATTGCTGATGAAGGAGATGGGCGCCACCGCCTATGTGTTCGTCGACGAGGCGTGGGTCGTCGAGGGTGCCGATAATATCGATCTGTCGATCCCAGCGGCCGAGCACCCCAGGCGCAAAGAACAGATCATCTTCATCGCCGAGACCGACACCGAGACGGCGCTCGGCCATCGCGATATCATCCGCCCGGTGATCGGCGGCAAGCCGACACTCGGTCCGCTGAAGATCGAAGAACTCACTCAGCTCACTGGCCGCATGACCGGATTGCTGTCCCACCAGCCGAAGACACGGCATTGACCTTCGACGCCAAGCTCGCACTGAAAAAGCTGCGCGCCGATTACGACTGGCGCGGTCCCAGCGGCCGGGCGCAGCGCCACCTCGTGATCCCGCGCAAGCTCGCCAGGATCATCCTCGACGCGGCCGATCCCGGCAACCCCACAGCAGAAGACCCGCCCGACGATGCGTGACCTTCGCCAGCTCGATCGCTTCCGCGTCGACCTCGCCGTCGAGGCGTGGGTGAGTATGGGCATCCCCGACATCAAGGTACTCGACCAGAGTTGCAACGGCGCGTTCGTGGTGCCGTGCGAAAGGGTGTTCCTGCGGATCATCGCCGCTGCCGGCGGCGGCTGGGATCATGTCTCGGTATCGCTCCCCGACCGCTGCCCGACATGGGCCGAGATGTCGTTCATCCATCGGGTGTTCTTCAAGCCCCAAGAGGTGGCGATGCAGCTCCACGTTCCTGCGGAGGACCACATCAACAATCACCCGTTCGTTTTGCATCTGTGGCGACCGCGCTCCAAACTCAGACGGATACCCATGCCACCGAAGGATTTGGTGTGATACTCGACGATCAGCACGTCAAGTCGGTGTGCAAGATAGGCCAGGGCGCTGCCTGTTGCCGCTATCTCATCATGAGTGTCGGCGGCTTCGAATGTGCCAAACTCACAGTGCTCAAAGCCCACCTCGACGCCTGCGTGGCAAAAGAGGACATACGCGCCCGCGGCGACAACTGCCCGGGCGAACCAACGCAACGGAGTGCATGATGCCCGGTCGCGCCCTGATCATCGGCCAGCCCGAACGCAACGCCATCGCCAACGCGCTCTCGAATGCACGCGACCAGACTGTCAGCATGGAGACGATCACCAACTGGGCGGCGTCGATCCCGCAGGATCGCAGCAAGGTCCGGCTGCGGGATCGCGATCCCAAGTTCAAGCGCCCACCGGCGCAAGAGGTTCTGATCGAAGACGGCTTCCGGGTTTGCGTCTCGTTCGAAAACCAGCCGATGGGATTGTGCCGCCACCTATCAGTGTCGATCGACACCAAGGTCCACGAAGGGTTGCCGAGCCGGGAGGCGGTGTCGGTCCTCATGCACGAGTTCGGCGTCAAGCCCGACCGGGTGGTTGCCGGCTGGACCGAGGAGTACGAACCGGGCGAATGGGCGGTCAACATCCTCGCCCTGGACGACGAGGGTCTCAGCGCCAACTAAGTAGACGTATCAACGCTTTAACTGAGAGCCAGTAAAATGTCGCGCCGGAGGTCTCGGCTACTCTGCGTCGGCTGCCTGCAGCGGGCTCGCGCATGGGGATATACCAAGTGCAGCACCTGCCTCGGCTACAGCGACCGCGCTAAACGGGCTCACGTCACCAAGCGGCAGTCCAGGGCGCAGAAAAACACGATCCGGGTGCTGCGGGCGCTCTCGTCAGGAAAGCGCGCCACGGCCGTCCCTATGCAGACGGCGGGCACGTGCGCGTGCGGGTTGGACTGGATGATGTCTTTCAACCGGAGGAACTTCGTCATGCTCAACCATGAGAGGCGGGCGGCGGTCGCCGTCTACGGGAGGTGATCATGGATGTAGCCTGCCGCGGCAGTTGGATGCTGGGAACCGCCTGCACCTATTGCCCACGCTGCCAGGACGAAGCGCGCGCGCTGATCCCCCGGCTGTTAACCGAACGGAAAGAGCTTGAGGCTAAGCTCACCATGATGGCGATGGTGCTGCCGCCGATCTTCGATCAGGGTGACTACACCGACGCCTTCAAGATCGTCGCGTTCGACGAGGCGCGACGGGTTTTCTATCGAAAGGAGAAATGACATGACCATCCGCACGCTGTGCCCACACTGCGGCAACACCACCGAAACCGTCGACAATCGCTGCGCCGTTTGCGAAGGGCGCAAGGTCCACACCCTCGGCGCTGAGTCGCTCGAAGTCGAGAGCGAGAGCGCCCCAGATGCAAAGCCGAACCGTGAGCAACGAAAACAATGACAACGGTCTACGCTGGGCGCCGGAGCCGACCCCACCGCCGCCACGTCGGCGATGGCAGTACGCCGCGTTGATCGCACTGGCGCTGGCGATCCTGATCATTTTCTTGGTGACGCTATTGCACCATCACCACCACCTGAGACCATCGTGAGCAAGCGCAAGCACATCCCACTGAAGAACAAGCTGGCGGCGTGCCTGCTCACCATCGGGCAGATCGACTATCAGAAATCGAAGACGATGACGGCCGCCGACATCCTCGCGATGTTCGAGTGGGACCACTGGCCGGTGCGCGTCGCCGATGCCGACGGCTCGTTCGACATCAACGCGCCATGGAATCTGAAGCCGCGGATCATCGAGGTGCATCTTGAGAAGACCAAGCGCGACCTCGGCGAGATCGCCAAGCGCAAGCGGATCGTCTCGCGCGAGGCGACGCACACGGCAGCAATGGCGGCGAAGCATACGCCGGTCGAACCAGAGCGCGTCACCCGCACCAAGTTCAAGGACATGAAGCGCAAGATACCGCAGAGGAAAAACCAATGGCCAGCAAAAGGCTCTCGGAAGATGGCAAAGCGGCAGTTGTCGCCGCCAACAAAGCACGGATAAAGCACGGGCACTGCTCTGAAAAGAAAAGTGGCGAATACCTAGCGTGGCAGGGAATGGTGCAGCGTTGTCATCGACCAAAAAACAAAGGCTTCCATAGATACGGTAAGCGAGGAATATACGTGGCTGACGAATGGCGCGCTGACTTCGTAGCGTTCATCTCCTACATCGGACCTCGACCATCACCGAAACACTCGATTGATCGTAAAGACAACAATGGTCACTACGTTCCCGGCAACGTGCGATGGGCAACTAAACAAGAGCAAGCGAGAAATCGATCGGACAATGTGCATGTTGTAATCGATGGCAAAGAAATGCTGCTGGTCGAAGCGAGTGAGCAATTTAATATCCCAGCTAAAATAATTCGAGATCGCATCAAGGATGGATGGTCAGCAATCGATGCCGTCAGTATCCCGAAATTGGCCATCCGATGAACGACGAGATGCTGATCTTCTGCGAATACTGCGATGGCGAGGGCCGCCTGCTCACCTCGAAGGACGTTGACCGCGGACCGTGCCCGTGGTGCGACGGCACCGGCATGGAGATCGTCACCGCCAAGCTGGTCACGTTCGACGACTTCGAGGAGTGCTGGGGCTGAAGGAGTGACACCGATGCCACGAACAACGCAACTTCCGATTAGGCTCGCGCTGCGCCGCGAGAACCACATGTGGTGCGCATATTTGAAAGCCGTCGGCGACGATCGACAGCCGCTGTTGCTCGGCTCGATCCGAATCGTCGCGGTCGAGAACAACGAGACCCGCAAGCAGCAATTCATCACGATGATGACCGAGTTCATGGGCGAGATGATCGAGACGGTGACCGGCAGGGCGCCGGATCACTTCGAGGTCCAAGAGGCGCCGGAGAGCGAGCGGGGCGGCAACGGATGATCGGCTTCCTGCATTGCCGATGGGAGTGCTGCGCTGACGACGGCATCTGCTGTGGCTGTTGCCGCAAGCGTCCGACAATAAAAAAAGCCGCCCCCGAAGGGGCGGCAGGGCCGGAGGGACCTCGATGTCATGCACTCACAGCGTTGGCCCGGCATCCGGGCAGGCAACAGCACGCTGCTGCAGCATGGTGTGAATGGCGTTGCTGTTCTGCAGAATCTGCCCCACCAACAGCTCGCGCGACTTCGCTGCGCCGCTGAGCGCGTAAAACATGAAGATCAGGAGCATGATGTTCGCGAGCGTCAAAGCGAGCACCGCGGGTTGACCCTTGAGCGCATCGATCATGGTTCGCGTGGTCGAGCCGACCTCTTCAGGAATTCCAGGGTTCATCATGTCAGTGCTTTCGCAGTGGAGCCACTGAAGGGAAGTTGTCGATCGAATCGAACGCGTTGGAGTCGACCGCGATGGCGCCAGTCCACACCGTGGCGCGGGTGCTGGTCGCCATGATCACCCGCATCGCATCGACGTAGCGGCCGGCCGGCAGCGTCTTGGTGACGAGGTTCGGCACGGTGACCAGCACCTTGCCGAGCGTCGGCGGACTGGCGATCTGCACTGTCGCCGAGCCCGGCGGCAGGCAGGGATTGCCGTCGGGACCGAGCATGATCCACTGAATATCAGAGCACTGCGACAGATCGAGCGGAGTGCCATCCGGCTCGGTCAACATGCCGGGAATCGTCCAGTCGTCGCCGGCCACCAATTCGAGATCGTCATGATGCGTCGGCATCGGTTCCTCACCGAGTGTTGTGTTTTTGCTGTATGGAAGTAGCACCCGACCCGGACGGGAAGGCGTGTCCGGGTCGGGCTTCTGGAATGCAGCCGCATCAGGGCTCGACCGCACCCATTCAGGAAATTGGAATTCGTTCGATGTCGACGGCCGCGGTGATCGGTGGCGTCGCCACGATCTGGCCGGAAATCGGACTCGACAGGATCACCCACGCGAACTGTGCCACTGTCGGCATCGCTAGCACTGGCGAGCCGACGTTGATGTCGAGTGCAGGCGGCATGTCGATCAATGGGCTGATCCTTTAGCGCGCTATGTTCGGGACCCTAACGGTGATCGAAGGCTGACCCATCTCCGGCGATCCAAACGAGTACATGTAGAGGGGCGACATGTAGACGTTGTCGCCGCCGCCGACCTGCGCCTGCAACGCGGCTATCGCTTGGTTGATCGAGGTGAGCTGGTCGTTGATGTTGTCGAGTGCCTGCTGAACGCCGCCCATCTGAAGAACCAGCGGCCCGACCGCAGCTTCCAGATTGGCGACTCTGGTCTCAAGATCGCCGGTGAGGCTGCCGGTATCGAGCGACAGCACACCGTCGGTGAGATAGAGCGGCTCCTGAACATTGATCGCCTCGACCTGACCACGGCCGACGCTGGTACGCCCGACCAGCGTCCCCGGCGTTCCCTCCAGCGAAAAGTCGACGTTTACGTTGGTGAACAGTGACTCCATAACGCCGTCGTCGCGATGGGTCAGACACACCACCTGCGGCGAGGCGACGACAGTCGACGGGATGCCGATGAACGGTGGTTGCACGATCAGCGGACGCGGCACCATCTTGCCGAAGATCGAGAACCGCGCCGGCATGTCGATCTGGGGCGAGCCAACGATGAGGTCGTCGGCATACATGTCAGCTGTGAACGAGACCTTGAAGCCGGCAAGGATCGCGATCCAGAAGCTATTCGCCGTCACGTTGGGCGACCACGTCACGCCAGCGGTGCCGTTCGGATTGATGACGGTCGCGCCCGCGATCCCGACCTGCGCATCGGCGGTCGCGATCTTCTGGAATGGCGGCGACGCCCACTTCGCGGTGGTGTCCTCGTGGTAGGTCGTGTTGGCTGGCCATGTGCACACCGCGCATACACCAGCCATCAAATCGCCGGATGTCATCGACAGGGTCGAGGTGATGGTCGGTCTGCCGGCGGCACCGTTGGCGGTCCGGATCGTCGCCAACGGATCGACCAGGGTGGTGAGACCGGTCGCCCAGAATGCAGCGATCGCCGTCGACGCTGGCTGCTGTACGTTGGCGTTGAAGGTGATGTTGGTGCCGCCTGCGACCCGCCTTGCGTTCTGGCAATAGAAAAATCCAAGCCACCCGATGATCGCTTCGGTTTGGCCGAAGCGGAAGAATGCCGCGGCTGCCTTGTAGTTGTTGCCGGAATTATCGGTGACGGTGTATCCGCCGCTGACCTGATACGGACTTGCCACCGCAACGACGACGACGATCGTGCTGTTGGCGGCAATGGGATTGACGACCGGCAAAGAAACCGCGGGTCCCTGCATCGTCTGCGAGGACCCGAGATCGTAAATGTGAGCGGTCACGCGTAGCGTTCCTCAAGGGCGGCGCTGACGTTCGCGATCACCGATTTCCAGTCGCGGAATTTGGGCTGGCGGAAAATGCGCATCGAGGGATACCAGATGCTGGTCTCACCGGTCAGCCCCCAGCGCCAGTCCGGATCGTAGGACAGCAACAGCCACACCGGCTTGCCGAGCGCACCCGCGAGATGCGCGATCGAGGTATCGACGGTGATGACGAGATCGAGCGCCATGATCGCACCGGCAGTGGTGGCGAAGCTCTCGAACTGCCCGGAATGTTCGAGCGAGAAGAACGGTCCATGCTGCTTGACTAACGGCGCGATCAGCTCGCTCGGGATATCGCGGGTGTAGGGCCGCTCGCTGGTCAGCGACCCGACGCAGCACAGTCCGATGCGGGCACCGTTGAGCGGATCACGGCCGTGGGCGAACGGATGATTGCCGTGGCCGCGCCAGTTTGCGGTGATCATGGGATTGACCTTGAGATACGAATCACCGCTCTCCATGATCATCGCCGCATCGGCGTCGAGTACCACCGGCACCGACGGCAACGGCAGCTGCAGCGCGTAATACGGCAGCGTCCGGCGCACCCGATAGATTTCGAGATGCGGAAACGAGGTCTCGAACAATTCGAACAGCTCGGGCTGCACCTCGAAGACCGCGTTAGGGGCGAGAGTGATCACGTCCTCGTAGAACCGCGCGAACATGATCTGGTCACCGAAGCCCTGCTCGGACCAGATTAGCAGCGGCTCCTCGGTCGGCTTGCCGTCCCAGCGTGGAGCGGTGTGCTCGCGCGCGCCACCGAACATGTGCTTGTTGGCGTGGCCGTAGCGCAGCTCGTAGCCCTTCCAGCCGTCATGCCAGCGGCCGGCCTGCAGATCGAGCAGCGCTTTGATGTTGAGCGACGCCTTGTGCGCTGGATCGGCGGCAAGGTTCTCGTTGATCAGCGCCATCGCCTCGTCCGAGCGCTGCATCAGGTTAAGGTAGTGCGCGGTGAGCAGCCGCGACATCAGATCGTCGGGAAACTTCGCGGTGATCCGCTGGTAGCGCGCGATCTCGCGGTTGAACATGTCGTCGTCCTGGCGGATGTCGGCGACCTCGTCGAGCCCGTTGATCTCCCACTTCCAGTCGTTGTCGGGGACGCACAGCATCATGATCGAGATCAGCACGCCAAACAGATTGCGCTCCGGCGGCACACCACGAAAGTTCTTCAGGTTGAAGTGCGACGGCCGGTGCCAGTACAGCCGATAGCCGTGCTCGACCAGCCACGCGATCAGCGCCTCGCTGTTTCCCTGATCCTCGTTCTCGACATAGATGATCGGCTTGAATTTCGCGATCGTCTGCTCGGCGCCCTTGAGCACCTGCAGCTCGTGGCGATCGACATCGATCTTGATGAAGTTGCACTTGCCCAGCTCCAGGCTGTCGATGGTCTGGCACGGCACTTCCAGCTCACCGACGTTGATGTCGGGCCGGGTGTAGGCATGCAGCGCATCCTGCTTGGAGACCTTCACCGTGCCGGTGGTGTCGCTCGCGGCAGCCGGAATTACTATGACGTTGATGAGGTCATTCTGCTTGATGTTCTTTTCCAGCAGCGAGACGTTCTGCACCGACGCCTCGAATGCGATCACCGCCCCGGTGTCGCCAACCAGCTTCGCCATCGGCACAGTGAAGGCGCCGATGTTGGCGCCGACATCGATCGCGACGTGACCTTCGCGAAGGCACTTTTCGAAGACGACGACCTCGCCCTCGGAATATTCGCCGTACACCGCGAGCGACATCCCGACGAGTTCGTCCTCGTTGAAGATGGTGAAGGTGCCGTGGCGGCACTCGAAGGTGTCCGAGGTGAGCGTCGGCTTCTCAAGCATGGTCATTCCCCTGATGATCGGTGGCGGTCCCAACGCACCCTAGCAGCCTCACTTTGTTTTTGGCGCGTCTCGTCAGAGACCTTTCTTCCCGTCATCACCTTTGTCATTTTGGTGCGACGCTCTTGACCGGCTTCGCCATCATACGCACCGCGCAGTGCTGCAACGTGAGCGTCGCTGAGCTTCCGCCCTTTTTGCGCAGCACTGATCTTTTGCTTAGTCTCATCTGAGACTGGCGCCCGCTTGCGCTGCGATAATTTCTCTCGTGCCGCTGGCGAGCTGATTCCAAGTCCTTGCTCTTTCTGCCCCCATCGTTTTTGGCGATAACGCTCCTTCGCTTCCGGGGACCAGTGACGCTTGAGACCCTTCGCCCAGACACCCTTGCCCTCTAAAGCAAGGGCGCGATTGGTAGCGATCCATGCGGCAACTTCTGCTTCAGACTTTTTCCAAGTCCGCCTATTCTTCATTTGCTCAGACGCGGTCGCCCAACGACAGTTGCCGGGCTCGTAGTTGCCGTCGTTATTTTTCCGGTCGAGAGAAAATTCAGGTCCTGGGCGACGGCCCATGTCGGCGAGGAAGTTGGCAAACACCTGCCACCGATCGCAGACCGTGATGCCGCGTTTATGCCAGTCTCGCTCCACATTCGCGCAACGGACTAGCATGTTGAACCATGCCCAAGCCTCTGCGCTGACTCGCTTGTTTTCGATATCCCACATCTGATTGCGCCTTCCCTTGAGACGCAATCAGAGTGGTTGACTAACACAAACAAGTCAACTACTTTTTATGATCACTGATTGGGTATACGAATATTGAATGACGTGAGCGTGAAGGTGTTCCCGGCGGTTACAACTTGCGCCGCACTCAACGTCCCATGCGCGTGCAGCGTGCCCGCAGCATAGACCGCCCACCACGATGCCGTACCCGACGTGGTAATGGTGCCGTCGGTGATCGAGTTCGATGACACCATCCGTCCATTGGGCGAGCCAGCTGTGGGCGCGCCGAACACACCACCGGCGCCCCAGCTCTTGTAGCCGAGCAGACCGGAGGTCGCAGCAATCGCGATGGTGGTCGGCTCGGCGGAGCAGATCGAGAGATAGGATGACAGCGTCGAGAGTTGGCTCAGGCCGAAGTCGAGCACTTGGTTTTCGAGCGATGCGACCATGTCGGTCTCCTTGGGTTGCGATGGTCAAAAGGGTGGCGTCGCCCCACAAGCGAGGCGGTCGCGTCGAAAGAAGTTTTGGATTAACCGCCGCCTAGCAGCGGTGGTGGCGGCAACGGTGTCGTCGGCCCACCCGGCGCATTTGACGGCCGTGGCGGCGGCAGCGGGATGGCGCCTTGCAGTTTGTAGATGTCAGAGCCGCCGGTGATCTGGACGGCGTTGACATCACACCATGTCACGTAGCCCTGGCGGCTGTAGATGTGCTCACAGGTCGAACACCAATAGGTGCCGTCGACACCGGGCCGCGCGCCGACCAGCTGCACTAAGCAGTTGCCTTGCGCGTTCGGTTCACCGTTGATGACGATGCGACCGGGTCCTTGCTGCTGGCCCATGCCGTCGTCATCACCTGAGTTCTCCGCGGTGGCCTGCTCTTGATTGGGTGCCGGTTGCGACCGCTGGAATTCAGAAGAGGCAAGGTTGAGCGCCTGCGACTGGACCGCCTGTGTAACCTTATTCCACATCCCGCCGCTGACATCGAAAAAGTGGCCGCCGGTTTTCGCCCACATCGGCCGTGCCGACAACGGCCGCACCCGCCAGCCGATCAGGTTCTTTGCCCACACCGCAGTCACGTTTGGTGTCGGTGTGCCGTCGATGTTCTGACCCTGCTTGGTGAACTGACCGATGGTGCCGCCCTTGACGCGGAACACCGCGCCCATCTGATCGGCAAGGCGCTTGGCAAAGTGGTAATAACTTTCACCCGCCTGCTGCCAGTAGTCTTGCTGCATCGCCGTTACATCGAAATCCGGGTGCACCTCGATACTGTGGTGAGCCTCTTGCGCCGCCGCCTTCAGCACCGTCGACACCGGGATCATCTGTCCCTTCTCCTGGCCATCGGGAGCACCTTCACCCCAGTGATTGTATTGTGGCTCCTTGCCGCCCTTGAGCTGCTCGGCGCCGAAGCCATGCACCCACATCCGACGACCGCCCTGCTTGCGGCCGAAACCGTGCTCGATGTCGTGGACGACGCCTTCCCAGACGATCGGCGAGTCCTCACCGCGCCATCCGATGATGACATTGAGCGGCGAGTCGATCGGCGGGATCGGCAGCGTGCCGTCGCGATCATCGAGTTCGATCTCGCACTGGTAGTCTTCGATGTGGGCGCCAGTCAAAAGCCGCATGCTGATCAGAAACGGCAAGGTCTTCGCGGTGATCCACATGCCGGCGAATTGAATGCCGACATCAGCACGCAATCGATTGGCTTGCTGTGGATCGGCGGCGTTCGCGTAGGGACTGCCAGTGGGATCGAAGATGGTGGGGTCGGCAAGCGTGACGGTGAGCGCCATCAGACGGTGTACCCCTGCTTGTCGGTCCAGAGACTGTCCTGGCTCTTCACCTGCGGCTTGCCGGCGATAAGATCAGGATCGATCGGCACCCGCACGAAGGTGCCGACCGGAATGAACGGCGACACGCGGTGGCAGAACGCGAGCTGCGGATTGGCATCGAGCATGGTCTCGACGATGCCGATCGCCTTGTTCTTGTACCGCTTCCATACGATGAGGTCGGCGGTGACGTACTCGCTCCCCACCTGCCACAGCTCGAAACCGGTGATCGCCATCAGGCTGCCGCTCCCGTGGTTTGCCAAATCTGCGAAAAGTAGGACGACGAGTCCGGCACCGGGAAGCGCGCCATCACCGCCTCGAAGGTGACCTGTTGGCCGACGCCCTGGGTCGAGAGAAACGTGTGCGAGCGCACCAACCGTTCACAGGCGAACCAGCCGATCATCATCGCCGGATTGCCGCGCAACATCGCGTTGACGACGCCCTTCTGGCGCATCGACTCGAAAAGCTCCAGATCGCTCATGCCGCCGATGCGGTAGGGGAAGATGCGCCCACGAAAGTGCAGCAGCTCGTCGTTCTCGCCAACCCACTCGCGATAGATCGGCGCGCCAGCGATCTCCTTGTGCGCCCAGTCGGTCGCAGTCTCGTGGTCGACTTCGTGGATGTTGAGCGGGAAGATTTCGAACATGATCAATCCCCAACTGTAGAGCACCGGCCGACCACCACCATCGTTGAGCGACGGCGCCCACCATCCCGTGCCGTCGGGCTGGGTGCTTCTGAAGTCGGGAAGGCCAGCTTGTCCACTGTTGGGCATCAGGCAAATCCTATGTCGCCGGCACCTTTCGCTTGCTGCTGACGTTCAGCATGACGGTTGCCGAGTTGATCGGTGTAGCGGGCCGCGCGTTCGAGCTGCCAGCGTGGCGGCGGCTCAACCTCCATCGAGACCTTGATCGGCTTGGATGCTTCCGCAGAAGGAGCTTTTTGCCCCTTCCAGCCGCGATCCATCTGAACGTGAACAGGGTCCATCTGAAAGGCTTTGCCAGACAAGAACCCTAAGCCATGCTGGCCTGCCCCGCCGCCATGAAGCCAATCAAGAAACCCGCCGCGCGGAACGTCTGTCGCCTCACCCTGCTCATGGCGGGAATAGCCGGGACGAGCGGCGAGACCGCCGCGACCACTCTTATAGGCGGCGTAGTATTTTTCTTGCCGCGCCTTGTCGCGAAACATCTCGCCGAAGTTCGCCTTCTTCCCGGTCTGCTTCTCGTAAGCTTCACCGGCGGCTCGCAGCCGCGCGGCCATTTCAGGCTTGATGCCGCCGGGCTCACTGCTGTCACGGGCATCGTGACCACCACGCGACTGCAGCCAATCTACGTCGGACTTGTACTGGTCGCCGCCGACGGCAGGTGCCGCCGGTGATGATGGCGTGGTTGGCGATGGAGAAGTCGATGATGGTGATGCTGACGGCGTTGACGGCGCTGACGGTGTTGAACTTGGTTGATCGTAGCCTTCGCCGGCACCGCCGTAGTACCCACCCGCGCCAGCGCCACCCGCGGGACTGACACCGGCGGGACCATAATCAAAACCCCTGCCGTAGTCGCCCACAGGCACGCCTGCGAACATCGGCCATGGAGACTCACCGGCACCGGGTGTGAACGCGGCGCCGCCACGCTCAGCGGCCATCGCCATCTCGTGAACGTCGGCCTCATTGTCGTCGGAGCCGGTGAAGCGCACCGGCTTCCCTTCGCCCTCGACCGACGGGTAGGTCCCAGGCGGAGCTTCCGGCAGTGGCGCCGGTGGCGGCGGCGTGCGAACTAAATTATTCCATATGGCTTTGGCCGCTTGATACTGTAAAACCGCCGGATTTATTCCCAAAAGTGATTTATATAACTCCCATAGTTTCCCGCCAGTCACACCCTCCACCAGCGCATCCTTGGCAGCGTTTACACTCTTGAAGTCCTCGACTATGGAATGGAGCGCGTCCTTCGCGGCCCTGATGGTGTTGGTCACTGGAAGCAACGTATTAAGCACAAGAGAAAGCTCGTGAAGCGCTTCCGCGAACTCACGTAGTTCACGCGACAGCGACTCGCTGAAGATCGGCCACTCACGAAACGGCGTAACAATTCTGTCGGCTATCGCATGAATGACATCGCGCTGTGTCTGCCAATTCTGCACGAGGTCTCTGGTGAGATCGTCGGCCTGCATCCGCAGCAGGAAGTCCTTACCCGAAGGATCGAGCCGCTCCATCATGTCGTCGAAAAACTTGATCGGCGTGATCTGGCCGCTCTGCATCTGCCGCATCAAGTCCATAGTTTTGGAATCGTTGGTGCCCTTGGCGGCTTCGTTGATGAATTGACTAAGGGCGTCGGCCGCCCTCATCGGGTTGTTTTGAAAAGCTGGCGTGATGCCGGCGAGAATCGAATTGACATCGTTCATCGCAGCAGTGCCGGTGACCTGGACATGGCGAAACGCCTCGGTCACCTTGGTGCCGGCCTGGACACCATCGTCACCGAGCTTGAGAAACGCTGCCCCTGCCCGCCTCAAATAATCCGGCATGTCCGCCGGTTTGACACCGGCAATCAACGCCTGATTGGACAACGCCATTATGGATTGCCATGACGCCTGGGTGGCAAACCTCATTCGCTGCATCGTCTCGAAATACGGCAACAGCTTCGGAGTGGTTTGAATCAGCCCAAGGTATTCGTCTTTCAGCTCGTTGCTGAACTTGCCGACCGTCGGCCCAAACTCGTGAAACCGATCGTGCAATCGCCTGAGCCCATCAAGGGTAACCTTACCGGTCGACAGCAATCGGTTGTCGGCATCCTCCTCATTGGCGCCAGCCGTAATGATGGCCCCGACGGCATCGATGATGCCGTGCTCCGCCTCTTTGACGGCACCGGCGATGAAGCCAGTCAGAAAACCGGTCAAACCTGCGGCGGCGGTGCCGAATGCCCCAGCGATGTCTTCCTTGCCCTTGCCGCCGACGCGCTTCGCCAGCTTGTGGGCGTTCTCCTCGTGCTCCTTGACGCGCTGGGTTGCGTTCTTCCAAAACTGATCGGTGGTCTTGAAATACTCAACGAAGTTCTTGGTGGCGCTGTCGAACGCGTTCTTGATGTCAACGCTGGCGCCGATAGTGACTTTGTTTTCTACGATCTCAACCATCACGCATATCCGATGTCACCACCGTGGCGATGGCGGTCATGACGGCTCTGTGCGATCGAAGCGATGCGCGAGTTGTGCCGATCCGGTGGCGCCGTCTTCTCATGCTGCCGTGGGTGGGTGACGTTCATCGTCGTCTTGATCGGCTTCGACAGCTCACTGCGCTGGCGGCGGATATTCTCGTCGCCAGCATGACCCTCATCGGTTGACGGCTTCTCCGGTGGCCATTTCTCATGCTGCCCGAGTCGATTGTACTTGTCAGGGATTGCCGCCGGCTCATGGTCCCCACCGGCATCGGTTCGCTGTTTCCCGACATCCTCCATTTCGTGCATGTACGGAGCGGGAGGGGCGTTCTTGTCGAGACGCGCACCACCGGACGGGGAAGGACCCGCTAACTTAGAATGCGTCGCGCGGTACCGATTGACCGCGTCGATCATCACCCTGCCTTCGTCCGCCTCGCGATGGCCTGGGTTGACCTGACCGTGTCCAAGCATCCGGATGCCAGGATAGTGCTGCTCCATCCAAGGACCGACGGCGTCGATTTGTGCCTGCGTCCAGTCCTTGTTGCTCTGTCCGATCCGCTCCATTCCGACGACGTTGCGATTCGACAGACCAGCACCCTCGCCCTTGCCGGTGAGCATGTGGCTGGTGCCGCCATAGCCAAGCTCCTTCGCGGTGTCCCAAACCCGCCCTTCGCGATCCATGATGTACTGCGAGCCGATGCCGGGGCGGTTGCGCCGCCAATCCTCGACGACACCCTGCGGCGTACCGCCACCGCTGGTGTGGTGCATGATGAAAGCTTCCGGCGGCTTGCCACCCGGCGCATTCATCGCGCCAGCCTGTGGACCTGCATAGGCGCCACCGCCGCCTGCTACGACACCCTCGCCGGGCCACTGCGCCGTACCGGCTTGTTGTCCTGGCCCAGTCGACGTGGTGGTCGTCTCACCGCCACCGGCCCGCATTCGATCAGCCCATGCCCGCTGATCCGGCCCCATATCGCTGAACCACTCACCGCCGATCTGCTTCAACCGTGCCGCTTCGGCGCCAATCTTTTTGGCGTAGGGATGCTCATAATATCCCGGCTGCCACATGCCCTGATCGGTGCGGTAATCGATCATGTTGCTGCCGCTCTTCACGGCTTCATAGGCAGCAAGGCCAGCTTTCTCCTCTTCCCCAGAAAGCGGCGAACGATATCTTTCGCTGTTGCGATTGACGGGACCGAAAAACCCACCGTGAAGCGCGCTGTAGACGCTGCTGCTCTTGTCGGCGGCATAGCGGTTAGCGAACGCTTCGAGCACAGGCTGTGGATTATTATTCTCGGCGCGGATCGCGCGCATCACATCATTCTTTAGCTTGGGATCGGCATCCATCTGCCTGAACATTTCAGCTCGCGCTTGCTTCAAGGTCTGCGAGCCGGTCACGGTCGTGGTGGTGCCGCCGAGATCGTGCGGTGTCATCTGCTCGGCGCGGCCATAGCCGGTCGCCGTCGTAGTGCCGGCGATCCGCCCGGCCGGCGCATTGGTCGGCCACGGCAGCGTCCCCGGCCGACTGGTGCTGTCGGTCGATGTGGTGGTGTCAGAAGCGCCGGGACCGGTGCGACTGCGACGACCGCCGACGCTGCCCGGGCGACCGCGAGCGCCGCCGATACCGGGACGGAAGCCGCCGCCATAGCCATAGCCGGCACCGCCATGGCCACCGCCTGGACCCCAGCCAGTGCCACCGCCACCACCGGCATCGCCTGGACCACCCTGTATCGCGCCCGGCCAACCATATCCGCCAGCGCCCGCACCGCCACCGGTCTCGCCGCGCATCGCCATGGCGTGCACGTCGGCATCGTTGGCGGTCTGCATGGCCGTCACAGCGGCTTGCTGACTACCACCGGAGCCGGTGAAGTATTGCGCCCCGCCGCCAGGACCACTAGAGCCGCCGCCATAGGGCGACTGATTGCGGCGATCGTCGATGTTCGATGAGGATGGCCAGCCGCCGACCCCGAGTGCGTCAGGTCGCCAGCCACCGCCGCCGCCTCCGCCTCCGCTACCACCACCGCCAGTGAAATGCTGGGGCTGGGGCGGGACGGGAATTCTCGGCAGCCCAGACCCGCCGCCGCCACCACCACCACCACCACCGCCGCCTCCTGGCCCAATGTTGGGCATCACCGACGGCTGCGGTGTCGTGATCGGCATGTTGCGAGTGCCGCGCTTGCCGGTCACGATCTGAGCGCCCGCCCCCATGATGCTGCTCATGTTGGTGTCGAGCGCGTTGAACTCCCTGATTGCCAACGTCAGCGCATGGATGCCGGAAGAGAGGTCTTTGAGGATCGCGCCGGCATTCACCATCTTGCCGACTTCATCCGCCACCTCGCTGATCTCAACCTTCGCTTCATTGAGGAGCTTGGTCTGGCTCTCTTTGTACATCGGCCAGTTTTCTAACGTCTGAACGTCCTTGGCGGCCTCTTGTAGTTTTCCAGATTTCTTCGCATCAGCGAGATTTTGAATCCACTCCCTGCCAATCTCATCACTTTGAAACAACGATTTGAAAGCCGGATTTCCAGGGCCATACTTCTGCAGCGCTTTGTCGGCAAACTGATCGAAATTGATAACATGGTCGGTGAGTTGCTGAAATTCGACCCCCAGATTAGCCAACGGACTGCCGGGGGTTTTGTGGTAGAGCCTCTCCATCACCGTGGCCAGATTGCTGGCGGCCTTTTCCGGAGTCACCGAAGCGGTGGTGGTCGCTGCGATGACAGAGGTCACCTGCTTTTCCATCTCCGGCCCGATTAGCTGCAGGCTCTTCAGCCTATCGAGTGCCGCAGTGGTGGCCGTTGCGGTTGCCTTACCGGAAACCTCTACGCCCTGCGCCAATCGGGCGTAGTATTGCGGTAGGTCCTTGGGGTCCAAGCCACCTGACACTGCCGCCTGACCGACATCCAAGGCAGCTTCAAAAGGAATCTTCGCCATATGGGCGTACAGCTCCATGTCCTTGAGGGAGCCGATCAGCTTTTCATTATTTTGAAGCACCTTGGTATAATGATCACCGATCACGTCACGGCTCTGGCCGGTGAAGATCGCAATTTCTTTTAATACTTTAAGCACCTCCTCTGACTGCTGCTTGTTCACCTTGCCGGTGGCGATCATGCGATTCTGCATGTCCTCCATCGCACCGAACGCCTCGATCGATTTCTCGACAAAAGCGATGACGACGGCTGGCGACAGCGCTTTTTTCAGCCCATCAGAAAACCCTTCGACGGATTTTCCGGCCGCACCGAACGCACCGCTGAGGTCCTCGTCTCCCTTGCCTGCTGCTTTCTTGGCAAGCTTCTCGATCGCCGCAGTCTGTTTGTCGACGCTCTGCGTTAGATTGGCGAACTGCGTGTTGATCATCTTCGAGGCGTCGGTCGCGTTGCGCGCCGCCGACTCGAATGCCTGCTTGGTCTCGTCGGTCCCGGTTATTTTGACGCTATAGTCGACATCCGACACGTCAGACAACCTTTCTGATTACCGATGGCCCATCCATCGAAACACCAATCCCCCCGGTCGAAGCTGGCGCGGGCGCAGGCGCGGGCGCGGGCACAGGCTCCGGTTCTGGCTGTGACAGCGTGCCTTCGTGCTTCGGGAAGCGCGGATCGTCGACCGCCAACGGCCGCGATCCCGGCGCCGGCTCCGGCGCCTCATCAGGCGGTGTCGACAGCGGTCTCACGCCGTTTGAGAAGTCGGACTGGATTGGCTTCGGCACCACGTTGAACATCGCCAGCAGAACGCGGTCGGCGTCCGGATAGGTGATGGTGTTGAGGATCGACTCCGGAATGTCGGACAGCTCGGCCAATAGCGCCATCGACGACGGAATGTCGCCACGTTGCCACCGGGTGAGAAGGCCAATGGTCGGCGCCTTGATCTCGATGGTGTCGACAGTCCGCGCGCCCCATTTGAGCGGCACATACAGTTCGACGCACCAACCGCCGGTCTTGCGAAGCGTATCGAGCGCCATGGCTTACGGCGTCCCCGGCTCGATGACCGGACCGACCAAGATCGGCGCCGCGGTGGCGATCGGAATGTTGAGGATCGCGTTGGTGTCGGAATTGCGATCCCAGGTGCCAACGACAAATCTGTTGGCGAAAAAATCCCAGCTGTACACCGAGGTGTTTCCGATCACGAGGTCGTAGGAGATGATGCCCTTGATCGCGTAATTCCAATGCTGGGCACCCGACCTGTTCCAGTTCTGCGGATCGGCAAGACCGAGCTTACCTCGCATCTTCGCGGTGACGCGTGACGACTCGCCGGTCATCCGATCGCGCGCCAGCCCGTAAATCCAGAACACATTCTGCTCGGCCATCCACGACGCGATCAGCGTCGCGGTCTGGACGTTCCAGCCGATCAACTGAAACGTCGACTCCAGCTTGGCGAAGATGGTATCGACTTCAATCGAGATCGGCACGCCAGCGCCGCGGTGGTCGACGAACTGGTCGTTCATCGCCGGCAGCTTGAATTCGGTCAGCTCCAAGTACAGACCGTTATTCACGTCCGTGGGTTCGCGCCCGCAGAACATGTTGGCTTGGTCAAGCGTGAGAATGGTCTCAGCCATGTGTCTACTCCGTTGCGTTTCGTCAGAAGAACTGTTGCGGCGAATTTCCCGCCACCGGGCCGATGACAAGTTTGTTTGCGAAAAAGTCCCATGAATATATTGAGGTATTACCGACGACCAGATCGTAGGCGATAATACCTTTAATCGCATAATTCCAATGATGCGCCCCAGACCTATTCCAGTTCTGCGGCTCGGCGAGGCCAAGCCTGCCGCGCATCTTGGCAGTGACACGAGATGGCTGCCCGGTCATACGATCTCGCGCCAAACCGTAAACCCAAAAAACATTCTGTTCTGCCATCCACGTTCCGATCATGGTTGCCGTGTTGACGTTCCAGCCGAGCAGCTGGAACGTCGACTCAAGCTTGGCAAACATGGTGTCGATTTCGATCGCGATCGGCGTACCACCGGCACGATGATCGATGTATTGCTCGTTCATCGCCGGCAGCTTGACCTCGGTTAATTCGAGGTAGAGGCCATTGTTCACGTCGCCCGGCTCGCGACCACAGAACATGTTGGCCTGATCCAACGTGAGGATCGTCTCAGCCATCGCTGTCTCCCCGTCAGCCGCTGAACACCAGCTGCTCGGCGAGCTGCGAGACCATGGCGTCGATCGCCGGCTTGTAGCGAGCTGACATAGTGGTGATCAACTTGAGCACCGGCGGCTCTTCGGCCGCGAAGCTCACGGTGAGATGCCCGAGCCTGATCTCCTCCGCGCTGTTGAGGCTGCCGCTGAAGGTGACCTTGTAGCCGAGGATTTGCTGAAGCGCCGTAAGCTGGGCGAGGAACGACGCGATGGTTTCCTCGACGTTGGTAACAGTTTGACGATCGATGTTAGAGCGGCCTAGATAGGTGCGCAACGCGGGCATCAGCGAGAGATGAATATAGTCGCGCCCTCTTTTCACGTTGTACATTTGCCAGAGCGAATCATCCCCCATGTTGTCGGTCGAGATCAGGATGAAACCGCCGGACGAGATCGCGCTCTCGACCCCGATCAGACCGCGCGCAATGATCCCGAGGTTGGCACCAAGCAGCACCTGTCCCTCGGTCTCACCATCGGTGAGCGAGAACGCGATCGAGCGCGCCGGGCCGACAATACCCTGGATGGCGCGGTTGGCGCACGAGTGGAACGGGTAGCCGGTCCTGAAATCTTCGGCGACCAGCGCGCCCGCCATCCGCGGCGCCAACGGCATCACCACGATGTCGCCGGAGTACGGGTCCTGAATTTTGACGCCACCAGACAGCCCAATGAGGCGCTGGCTGTTGAGCGTGGTGCGCCAGCTCTCGTCGGCGATCATCGAAGTGCCGGCGCTCTCGACGATGCCATGGCCGATCAGGGTATCGAGCACGCCGGTCATGTTGGCGCACACCGGATTGGCGCCGAGCGCCATCGTGCAGAGCACTGTCGCCTGGGTCGAGATTTCAGCGTCGGCGCCACCCTGCAGCGTCGGCGAGCACTGGGCGCCGGTGACGTTGGTGGTGACGGTGATGTCGTTGGCTGCCGCCGCGGTCGCCTTCGAGGTGATCAACAGGCTCAGATAGGTCGACGCCGCCTTGACGTAGGTGCACAGCCCGAGATTGGGATCGGCCTGCGCCGTGGTCCCCATCAAGTAGGCGACGAGGTTGTCGAGCGTCTCGTCGAGATTGACGCCGAGCGCGACCTGATACGCAGCGGGCGTCCCACCATGGGCGATGAAAGTGACTGGCTGTGAGCTGATCGCGATGTTGGTGCCGACACCCGGCTGAGCGTTGAAGATGATCTGGCCCTGCGCGGGCGAGGCAGGCGCCGGGGTGCCGTCGGGCGGCGGCAGCGTCGCCACCGGCGCCACCGTGAACCACGCGCCCCAGCTGTCGATGAACAGCTCCTGCTCGCCGATGTGGCCGTTGTTGTCGGCGACCGCATGCCCCTTCGGCAGCACTGACGTTGTCAGGTTCTGCTCGCCGTTGCCGAGCGCGAAGGTGATGCCGTAGGTCTGGTTCGGGATGTAGCCGACGCCGTCATTCTCGATCGTCAGGGTATCGAGCGAGTTCGCCATCTGTCCGGTGTAGCCGGGCGCAACGATGATGCGCGGCGTGCAATAGAGCGTGTTGGGCGCCTTGAGGAACGCATAGAGCCCGGTGCCGAGCACGCTGTCGCCCATAATGCGCGCGATGGTCTGCTGCAGCGTCTCGGTCTCCGAGACCAGACTGTCGCCATAGGCCGTCCGCACGATCACGATCTGCGCCGCGATCTGGAAGTCCGCCAGCTGCGCATTGATGCCGTTGATTGCATCAGGAATGTAGCCGTCGGACCCAAGGTGCGAAAGCAGGAGTGTATCGTTGGAGAAGAAGAGGACCGGCGTATCGAGCGGAAAAATCTCCGGGTCGGCGGTGGACGACGGGCCGATAATTCCGATAACGTCCATATTAGCACCTATGACCGGCATCGCCTGATCATCTTGCTGAATAAATTGCAAGCCGAAGACGGGGGTCGTACCCATGGTCTCTTTCCTTTCGTGTGTGAAGATTTGATCGCTATGCGATCAGTACACCGTGCCGCCGGGCACGCTGATCTGCAGCGGCGTGACATTGCCCGCCGTCTGATCGCCACCGTAGAGAAGCAATTCGACGATCGGCCGCCGGTTGGTAACGTCCGGCAGGTCGGCGTAAATCTGGATCAGCCGGACATAGGAATTGCTGTTGGGGTCGGGCGCGATCACCGAGATCGAGAACAGCCCGCTCGCGGTGTCGACGATCGGATCACCATTGCTCATTGGTTCTGCCTGACGCTGAGCTTGGTGTTCGGCGTCGTGATCCCCGGCGCTGTCTGCACGATCACCGTCCCCGGCCCGGAAGGACCGGGGTTAACGACCGGCGGCGGCTCGGTCTCCCAATCGAACGCCAGATGCACCGTGGTGTTGATGCATTGCTGTGGATCGATGGCGTTGTTGCCGCCATAGGTCGCCAGCGTCCAGCTCCAGATCGCGACGTTGATCAAGCCCTGTGGCACGAGATGCGGCGCCCGGAACGCGATCGAGACCGGAACGACCGGGCAGCTGGCGCCGCTCTGTCGTAACCCCCAGGCACCGAGAGCGTTGTCAAAACTCTGGGCAGATACGGGAGCGCCGGTTGGCGAATTGATCACCGCTCCGTTCGACGATTGTCGATAGAACTCACCGGGGACGAACAGCAACGTCTTCGAGTTGCGCACGAAGTTCGTGCCGTTCTGCGCACTGATGGCGTAGGGCTGCGGACCTCCGGTGACGGTGCCCCAGACATTGTAGAGGTAGGCATCGCCACCGCCACCGAGTCGCAATTGCCACGTCAAACCGGCAAGCGCATCGCCGTACATGACATTGTCGATGGCGACATGACCGATCGGCATCGTCAGAACTCCACGCCGCCGGGGATGGTGATCTCCAACGGAGTCTGGTCGGCGATTTGCTGATCACCGCCATAGACCGCGACCTCGACGATCGGCCGCCGGTTCGTGTTGGTCGCCGGATCGGTATAAATCTGGATCAGCCGCACGTACTCGGTCGACAGAGGATCGGGCGAGATGTTGCTGATGACAATGGATTGAACCCCGTCGACGCGCAGCCGCGAATAGTCATAGGTGTAGCCCATCGTTTTCCTCGTCAGACGTTCGGGGAAGTCGTGGTGATGTTGAAGTAGGTGAGACCGATCAACGTGCCGTTCTGTGCCGTCTTCATGTTGAAGCCGATCTGGTAGGAGGCGCCAACGAGCGCCCCGGCGGAGAGGGTGCCGAAGCCGTAGAGCACCATGCCGGTGGTGACGGTCATGCCGGTCACGTTGTGCACCTTGTCGGTGGAGAGACCGCCGGCCGTGATGATGGCGTTGCCGGCGTTGCCGGACCACTCGACCCAGAACGGGCCGCCACCGACATGAGCGGGGGTGTAGGCAGTGACAGAACCGTGACCCGACACCGGAAGCAGAGGCGGCGTATCGAACGACAGCGTCGGCGTAACCTTCGGCGCCGAGGCTTTGACGAAGCCGCGCACCGTCGGCACGATGATCATGCCGAGGTATCCCCACCGAGCACGATCACCGGGTTGTTGCCAGCCGGGTTCGAGAGGCACATCAGCGACAGCATCGCGTATTGCCCTGCCGACTTGTACTGACTCTGGCGGTTGACCAGCGTGACACCGGCGCCAGCCGCGAACGTGATCACACCGGCGCCGCCCTGGCAGATCAGCGCGTTCCAACCCTTTGGAAGGTTGTTTGGCAGTGTCGCCGTGATCGCTGCGGCGTTCGTCATGGTGAGCGTCCGACCGTAGTCAGCGGAGACGAAGATGTACGAGGTCCCGGTCTGGTCGTCAGAGATGGCAAGGATCGCATCGGAATGAATGTTGGTCTGACCGATAATCGTCGACACCTGCGCGGGCGTGGCGAAATCTGAGGCCGGGTGCGTCGAAGCATCGCCGAGCCCAAGGATACCGCGCGCAGTCGGCGCGTCGACAGCGCCAACAAGAGTGCGTGCGAACGCGGTGAAGGTCGCCACCGCCATGGCGCCGACGCCGCTGAAGTAGGGCAGCTTGTCGGTAGCAGACGGCAGCGCCGCGAACGTCGTGAGGGCCGCCGAGCTGTTCTGCTTCTGCGCCAATCCGGTGTTGAGTGCGCCAACCGTGGCGCAAGCGTTGAGCGCATCGAGAAGACCGGTGATGTCGGCCGGCACCAAGGTCACCACGCCAGCCTTGTTGCACACCGACACCACCGGACCCGATTGCACGATCTGAATGAGCTGGGTCACCTCGTTGAGCAGCTGCGTGACTTGAGCGGCTTCACTGGTCGCCGAGGCCGCCGCAGCTTGCGCCTGAGTCAGCAGCTGCATCATCGCCGCCGGCAGCGCCGAGTTGCACGACAGCGACCACTTATCGCTCTGCTGGGTCTTGGTGCAATACACCACGTGGCCGACGTACTGCCCGCTGGTCGCGTCGTACGAGGTGGTCGACAGGATGCCCCAGTTGTTCGGATCGAGCACGTCGAGCGCCAGCACGTAGGGCGTCGGCGTGAACACCGAGAGACCGCTCGAAGTGCAGGTGAACTGCATGTCGGTGTTGACGGTGAGCGACAACGGCGGCTGGCCGAGCGGGATATCCGCCTCGACGGTCAGAAAGCCATACAGCGCCGCGTCCTGCAGCTGTTCAAGGAACGGTCCCAGCACCATGTTGGTGCGATTGAGAGCGATCTGCATGATGTCGTTGATGGTTGCGTCGTAACCATCCATGCGCGACGCGAGACCGTTGATCGAGTTGGTGATGATGAGGAAGCGTTGATTGAAGAAGATGTAATCAAGCACATCACCGGACACGTCGACCTGCAGGTCCTTCATGAAGATGACGGGACCGGACATTGCTTACCTCGGGCCAGTGGTCTGCTGTGCCGACGCGCAGTGCGATGCGAATGTACTGCCGTCGCCGATGTCGACGGTCTGGTAAATCGCATCGGAAACAAAGTAGGTCTTCATCGGCGTGAACTGCACGTTGGCGAAGAAGAACCCGCTGTTGACGGTGATCTGCCAATAGATCATGTGATTCTCCCTTTAGTCGGCATAGGCGACGCGCGAGGCGACGATGAAACGACCGGGGATCGCGCCGTCGGTGGTACCGTCGATCTCGACGTAGAACGAGCCCAGCGCCGCGATCGACTGGTTGAAGGTCCACGTGCGATCGATCGAGCCATCGGTCTGCACCGCATCGCCGACGATATCCGGCATTGCGTGGGTGGTGCCGAAATGGATCGAGGCGACGCAGGTGTGGTGGGTGGTGTCGAACGAGATCAGCTTGCCGACGACCTTGACGTGAGTGCATGCCGCGGCAATCGCGATCGGCTCCGAGATGTGGTGGAAGGTGTTGGACTGTCCACCGGTCAGCTGCACTTGGCTCTGGGTCAGCGAGATGCCCGGCATCAGGTCGGTGGTGCCGGTGAACACCACCTTGAACGGCAGCAGCGGCGGCAGCGAGGACAGCTGCGGCGTGTCGGGGTCTTCGGAGAACGGCTGCCACGTGCCGTTGAGCTGAATTTGATAGGACAGATCGGTAGCGGCCGGGATGATGGTATCTGCGAGCACGTCGATACCAGCGATCCCGCCCGCCATCTGCAACGGCTGCAGTTGTAGCTCCATGCGCACCGAGCCGCCAGCAGAGTTGGGATTATTCTGCCACTGTCCCCAGGTCGCGTAATGAAGCGCGAAGCGCAGTGTCTTCGGCGAGGTCAGCGATGGCCACAGATAGAGGCCACCCGAGCCGTTGACCCAGTAGCAGCCCTGATGGATGGCGAAACACTCCCACCGGTCCGAGATGCAGAACCGATGATCGGCGGTCGACAGGAAGCTGATGCTGTAGCGCTTGCCAGCCTGCAGGAACACCGGCGGGAAGTTCATGCGCAGCGGAAAGATGTAGACCGGAATGTTCGACAACGTCCACGCCGGCAAGAGCAAAGCCTCACCTGCGGTAATCGGGATCGAGTTGATCCACGTGCCACCGACCGTCATCGCTTGGTGATAGAACCACAGGTCGCCGACCAGCACCGGATTTTCAAATCCCGCGGCGACATCGGTCGCCTGCAGAACGACCCGACGAATCGTCTGGTTGATGTGATCAGGATTGCCCTGCTGATCGCACTCTGCGATCAGCAACGTGAGTGGCTCCTCCAGCTGTGAGTTCATGAACGTGGTGACGCCGGACAGCCAACCGTCCTGCGCGTTCATGAACGTCTGCGCGATGTGCTGTCCGGAGTGATCGAAGTTGTCGAACCGCTTCGACCAGTAGGGCAGGTCGACATAATCGCGCCAATAATACTGCCAACGGCCGAACTGATGGCGCGGCCAGTCGATATCGTCTTCCTGATGCGCCGCGATCTCGGCCCACTCGACGATCTCCCAGGTCTCGTAAAGAAATGACAGGATGCGCGTCGTCGGATCGAGCTGGGCTTGATACCACCACACCTCGGCAGGCGGACACACTGGCCACAGGCCGCCGCAGCGGAATCGATGTCGCGACGGGTAGAGGTGGCGCAAGGTGAACGCAGTGTAGATGTACTGCAGCAACCGCTCCTCGATCCACGGATAGTCAGGGAACGAGCAATCGAGCCGCATCCGCGCGCCAGATGGCGTCGGCAGGGTGAAGCCGTCGGCGGCGACCAGCGCGCCAGGGTCCTGCGGATTGAGCAGCGCCAACGTCGTCTGGGTGGTGCCGGTGCCACCGGGAAAGCGGCACCCCTCCTCGACATGCGCATGGTAGGCGCCGTCGACATTGCCCGTGGTGTAGCTCTGCGATTCGTCGAGGAAGTAGTCGGTGCCGTACCACACGAAGGCCGGCGGCTGATGGATCAGGTCCCAAATCTGGTTGACCAGCGTGACCAACTTCTGGAAGTCGGTGAGCAGCGTGTAGTTCTTGAGCTGCGAGGCGAGTGCGGCGAGCGCCGAGGTCAAGGTCGCGATCTGGCCATTGACCGTCGCCGCCCAGCTGTTGAGCGAGGTGATCTTGTTCGACAGATCGGAGATGTTGTCGAGCATGTTAAAGACTGATTGCTGGAACGATACGATGCCAGTCGGATCGCACAGCACGTAACCGATCAGCACGTCGCTCGCGTCGATCGGCGGAAATTGCGGTGATGCGCTCTCGACGCCGGGCACGAGATCGACGTTGGCATACCGCGTCGTCGTCATGTCGACGGATTGCGGCTGCGCTTCGCCGGTGTCGGCGTCGATGATGAAGTCGCGCGGCTGGGTGTCCTGGGTGATCGTGCTGCCCCACGCCACCACAGCGATCTGTTTCTTCTGGGTGACCGGCAACACGTTGAAGCAATCGAGCGTCACCGTGTCGAGGCGCGCATAGACCGCCCCTTTCGAGTAAACCCGGCCGGGCGCGACACTGATCTGGGTCGGTGCGGTCTTCGAGAGCATGAAGCCGGTGTAGGACTGGTTCGGCTCGATGGCGTCGACCACGACATGGTCGAGCGAGGTGCCCAACCAATCCTGCAGGTTATTGAAGTCGGCGGCCTGGACTTCCTGATTGTCGCGGAAGATGACTGCGTTTTCGGCCATTACCCTCTCCTATATGACACGCGCATCGATCCACTCACCAACGGTGAATGTCCCGTCACACGGCAGACTGTCGTTGGTGCTGATGATGCGCTTGATCGCAGTGTCGATGCCGACGGTGTCACGTTCGGCCATCGCCGCGGTGACGGCGCGGCGTACCGCCTCGATGCGTCGATTGTCCGGTGGGTGCCAGTGACCGCGGACGAAGCTGGTGCCGGAGAAGTACCAAGGCCGCCACACCTCGCCGACATCGATCCGAATCTTCGCCGTGTACTTATGCTGGCCGAATTGAGCATGGCCCATATAGACGCTGGCCTTGCGATAGTCGGGCACGCGTGACGGATCGAACAGGTACCAGACCATGTAGGTGTATTGCCACGCCACCGATCGCACCAAGTACGAAGTCCCGACGCTGCCGCCCATCAAATAGACTTTGCCCTTCGCGGCGCCGTTATAGACACCGAACTTCGAATAGCTGTGAACGAGGTTGATCGTGTCAGGGTAAAGATCGATCAGCTTCTCATTGCCCCAGCTGATGGTCTGATAGATCGCCTTCGAGTAACCGATCGATGAAGTCGTCGGCACCACGATCTGGATGGTGCGCGCGGCGACCGACAGATCGGAGCCGAGGAAGATCGAATGTTGGTTCTGGGTGTTGCGCGGCGGATGCTTCGCCGGCAACGGATAGCGATTGGGATCGCCGAGAAACCACGTGTTCGGCGCCTTCGCCGGCACCGTGATCTCGGCGACGGTCTGGGTCGCACCGGACAGCGTCACCGTGGTGTGGGTGCGATAGGTCAGCGGCGTCTCGATGCCGGTGGCCGGATCGTACAGCACCGAGGTTCGCGTGTAGCGCCCGCCGGCATCCTGCGCGGTCGGATAGAATTTCCACAACGGCCCGGTGAAGCAGCCGTTCTTGTTGAAGGTGCGTTTCTCGTTGGGCTCCAACCCTGAGATGAATTTCGAGCAACAGCAGATGTAGGCCAGTTCGACCCGCGCCACGTAGGGATAGAGCCGCAGCTGCGGAAAACGCGCGACATAGGCGGCGCGCTGATCTGCGGTGTAGCTCGGGCCGGGAAAGAACTTGGCGGGCGGCACGATCGCGCTGAGCACCTTGCCGCCGACCGCGGCGACGTAGGTGGTGATGCCGTAGAGCGAGCCGCGGATGGTCTTGAGCGTCCACTGGTTCTTCACCCAATAGCGGCGAAACTCGTCGCTCCAATCTGGCTCCCACAGATTGACGCCCATGGCGTAGGCCAGGAAGGGAAGGTTCTGACTGCTGATCGCGTCGGGGTCCCACTGGTCCTTGATGATCTCGGCGTAGGTCGCGGTGAGGCGGAAGCCGTCGACATCGGCCATCGCCCGTTCCAGCCCCGAGGCCGAGCGATAGAGCAGCACCGAGCCGAGATGCTGGTCGAGCGGCCGGATGATCGGATCGGTGGTGCCGATCTCGTTGCCGGCCAGTGCCACCGCCAGCGGCTGGGTCCCGATGTCGGGGAACCAGGGCACGAGATCGAGCGCCGTGAGGTGATTGACCTCGCTGGCTTCCGGCCATGCCACCCCGATCGACGACGGCCCGATCCAGATGCCGATCGGGGTCGGCATCGTGGTGACGCCTATGAAGCTCGGGACGCCGATTTGCGGCGAGCCGACCGAGAACCCATAGACGTTGAACCACGTCACCGCGGGCAGCGGCACGCCCACGGCGGGGCTTCCTACCGTCAGCGGGACCGCGGCGGGGATCGCGAGCTTGGGCGGCGCCGGCCACGGCACCATTGCGGTGCCGCTCCAGTAGTACCACTGACCATTGTAGGCTTTCGCCCACACGACGCCGCTGGTATCGACCTCGATCAGGTAGGCGGCGAGCTGCGTGCCCCCGGGATTGGCACCGTTGAGCAGCACGTACTTGTTGTTGGGATCGCCGGGCGGGCTGAGGCCGAATGTCCAGATGCTGGCGCCGACCACGATCGCGCCGCCGGTGGGCGCGTAGATCGCCGTGCCCGACCGTGACGGACCCTGAGGAATGCCGATGACCGGCGAACCGACGACGAGGTCGACACCGGTCGCGGGCTTCGGCAACGCAGCCAACGGCGTTCCGATTTCCAGCGAACCGACGGAAAGTCTGTTCGCTGCGGGCAGCGGCTGTCGCGGCCCCACCGTCGAATAGACGAACACGCCGGTGTTGTAATAAGCCCACGAATATCCAGAGAACGATCCTTTGACCCAGACGGTGGTGCCGACCTTCTCAATCAGGGTCGCCGTCGCGTTGTTCGTCGAAGCCGCCCAGCTGACGCCGTCACGCCAGACGTTCCCTGTCGCGTCGAGCGCCCAGACGTGGCCGAGGTCGTCGACCAGCACATAGGGCGAGCCGGGCAGGATCGACGAATAGTCGGCCGACGGCGCGAGATTGTTGAGCGGCGGCGCCGTGATCGGCGCCGTGAAGACCGGCGAGCCGACGGCAAACGACGATGCCGAAATACCCCCACCAGTCGGGGCAGCGAGACGGCCGGCCGCTAAGCGGTCGCGACCAGTGATCAAGGCAGCAGACCCTGAGTGTTGAAGACGATGTTGGTGCCGACGTTATCGAAGTTGGCGATCATGGTCTTACGCCAGATGCCGCAGTCGGTGATGATCGTGATCTCGAACATCGGCGCGCGATACGGCGACGGCAGGCCGGACGCCGGAACGCCGTAGCCGCCGACGTAGTAGGTGCCGCTGCCCGCGGCCGTGGTGGCAACCGCGGCGCCGCCCTTGGTGGCGGAGAACTGGAATGCCCCGGTCGTCAATCCGGCGCTGATCACGTAGTAGACCTGATTGGCGACGATCGGCGCCGGCAGCGTGGCGGTGCCGGTGAAGAAGATCGGTTCGTCGACCACGAAACCGTGGTTCGCGATGGAGACCACGGCAGGCGTGGCGATGCTGATCGCGCAGGCGGTCTTGTTGGGGAAATAGGTGAAGGCGCAAGCGGCGATGCCGGAGACCAGCCGCCCCACCGGAAGTCCGGCGGCGCCGGTCGTCACGCCGTTGAGAAGGACGTTGTCGCTGCCGAGCTGGCCACTCCACGAACCTTCCGACACCGAGCGCTTGCCCATGCCGACGCCGACATTGAAGTAGACGCTCATGGAGTAACCGCCAATCGCGTCGCACTGGAAATTGTTGGTAGGATCGAAGGTCTGAAACTGCACGTAAATCTGCGCCGCGCCGTACGAGCCGTTGTTGATGGCGTTCAGCTCGACCTTGCGCAGGATGCCGCCAACGCTGGGAAACTGAACCGCACCGACTGACGTGCCGCCGAAATCCAGCTTGCGAAATTCAAAATAGCGCTGCCCTGCCGCGTCGGCCGCGCTGAGCTGGCGGGCGATGTCGCTGCCGTAGCAGTTCTTGAGCCGCAGCTCGTTGGCGCGCGAGAAGTAGACCGTCGAAGCCGGCGAATACTGCGCATGGATGCCGGTCACGGTGTGGGTGCCGCTGCCCGCCGTCGTGGTGTTGACCGCAGGACCGCCGGGCACCCGGGAGAATTGGAATGAGCCGGACGTGTAGCCTGCGGCGAGCACGTAATACTGGGTGACGTTCGAGATTGGCGCGGGCAACCCACCGGTGGTGCTGAACTTGAACGGCGCGCCGATCGCCAAGCCGTGCGCCGTGCAATTGACCACCGCTGGCGACGCCTGGGTGATCGACTGACAGGTCGCGGCCGGCGGCAGCGATCCGGCGTCGGTGGTGTTGATCGATCGGGAGTTGATGTAATACGTGCCGGTCCCGGCCGAGGTGGTGGCGATCGGCGCGCCACCGGGCGTTGCCGAAACCTCGAACGTATCGGTCGCGAGGTTGTCGGCGATGACATAGTAGGTCGTGTTGGCGACCAACGGCGCTGGCAGCGTTCCCGTCGAGGTGAAGTAGATCGGATCGTTGGGCTGCAGGCCGTGCGCGGGAAAGCCGATCGTGGCAGGCGAACCCACGGGAATGGTGACGACCATGCTGGCGCCGGTCGGCAGCACCGCGAGCTGGAAGCCGGCGGAGAAGTAGCCAGCGGTCGCCACGTAGTATTGCCGACCCGCGACCAGCGGCGACGGCAGCACGCCCGCGCTCAACAGAATCACCGGATCGTCGATGCTGAGATAATGGTTGCTCGACGAGACCACGGCCGGCGAAGCCAAGCTGATGGTGCACCCGATCGGGATGCCGTACGCCCACTGCGGCAACGTCGAGAACTTCAGCGTCGTGGTGTAGTAGATGTAGGTGGCATCCTCGGTCATGCCGACGACGACGCCGTTGCCCCAATCGCCGGAGAACGTCATCGAATTGAAGTTGTTGTTGAAGGCGACGTTGACGGTCTGACCGACGACCGCGTTGAAATGAGACAACCCGTAACCGAGCTGCACCTTGTTGATGGCGATCACGCCGCGCACGTAGGTCACGAACTTGGTGTTGACCCGCATGGCGCTGCTGCCGTCGACCGGACCGGGAACGAACAGCGGGTGGGCAGGCTGATAGATGCGGCAATTGTCGTAGACGTGCGACAGCGCCATGCCGTAGGTGCCGCCGGCATTGATGCCGACCACGTCGGCGTTGGTGACCAGCAGCTGCTTGCACATGCCGCTGATACCGCCGCGCAGCTTGCCGCCGCGCACCGAGACGCGATCGATCGGCGACTGAAACACGAACCCCGGACTGTCGATGGTGTCTTCGTAGATGATCTCGCTGACCATCTTGTCGGTCTCGCCGGCACCACGAAACCGCGCCCGGATGTGGTGCACCAGCTCGCACACGCTTTCCGAAGGACCGGGGCCGTCGAAGTCGATGGTGACGATCTTGCGGCCGCAGAACGTCACGTAGTGGTGCGGCTCGCGATGGTTCGGATTGAGGAAGACCTTGATGTCCTGATAGACGTGCTCAAGGTCCCACATGCACGATTGATCATTCGGGAACGGCCACACCCGCGCAGCACCGGCATTGTACGGCGCACCGAAATTGTAGTCGGGGAAGTCGGCCCGATGCTGATACCGGATCGGCTGCTCCATGGTGATGATGTTGGTGATTGCATGGGTGCCGGAGCCGGGAGTGGCATCGGTGATCGGCGCGCCGCCCACCGTAGCCGACAACATGAATGATCCGGTGGTGAAGCTTCCGGCCACCACGTAATAGGTCGTGCCCGGCACCAAGTTCGACGGCAGCGTGCCGTTGGTCGAGAAGGTGAGCGCTGAGTTGATCTGCAGGCTGTGATTGGCACAGGTCACCACGCCAGCGGCGATGGTACAGACCAGACCGAAACCGACGAGCCGCGGGTATTCGAATTGATATGGGTTTGGCGGATAGCCGAAGAACATGATGTCCATCGAGCCCATCGCGCAGCGCTGCCCGACCTGCTGATTGGCGGAAATGTTGGGCGGCGCGAAATACTGCATGTCGGACGGGTTGACCAGCGAGAACGTATTGCTGCCCGGAATCGTGGTGTTGATCTTGATCGAATGGAAAACCCCGCCGGGCCATGAGCTGAAACTGGTCGAGGCGGTCGGCCACGCCTGCTCGAAATCGAAGTTGGCGCCCTGAACGGACTGATCGTAGATGTTCTGGAATTTGGCGCCGTGGCCATTGATGTGAAGCTTCTGGATGCCGAACAGCGCCTGCCAGCACAGCGAGTAGTCGTAGCCGTAGCAGCCGCCAGGATCGAAGTGCAGCAGCACGCCGCGGTTGGCTTTGCTCTCGATCTGGGCGAAAGCGTTGAAGCTCGCCCACGCTGGCGCGTTGTTGGTCCCCTTGTTGAGGATGACCGAGGAAAAGAAGTCCGGCCCCTCCTGCACGATGCAATCGCCGACGAAGCCGAAATACTCGGCGTTGACGCCCTGCGGGAAGTCCGACGACAGCGGCGAGATCGCCACCACCGGCGGCAGGGTGAAGTTGACCTTGGCGTTACCACCTGATGTCGACGCCACGATCTGAAAGCGTTCCAGCGTCGTGGTGGCGACATGGTAGCGGCCGATGCCGTACTCCCACTGCGATTGATCACCCGCCATCGCCGAGTAGTGATAGGGCCGGGTGTCGACGGCACGCGCCGCGGCAGGCGACTGTGCGCCAGGGAAAATAGCGCCGATCGAAAAGTCACCGGTGCCGGTGTTCTGCGCGAAGAACTGGCAGTTATCGAGAAGTTGTGCCCTACCCATCGTTCACTCTCCGGTCCCGCGGTAGCGCAGCCTCACTCCGGTGATGTTGACCACGCCGTCGGTGCCGACGACGACATCGGCGGTCGGCGCATAGGTGATGCGGTCGTAGACGCCGGCCTGGGCCAGCGCGCCATCGAGCGCGAGCAGCGTGAGATCAGCGCCGAGCCAGCGCAGCGCCGTGACGAGATCGCCGACCGATTTTGCCAACACGCCCATCATCCCGAGCATGTCGACGCCAGGAAACAGCCACACGTCGCAACTGATTTCGACGTTGATGATCTTCGGCACCATCGTCACCACCACGTCGGTCAATCCCTTGCGTGCGGTGTTGGGCGCGGTGATGAACTGCTGGACCGCGTTGATCTGGGCGGCATCCGGCAACGGCTTGGTGCCGGTGACCAGCGTCCACAGCGTGCCGTCCGGCGACGACGACCACAGCATGTTCGGGTTCGAGCAGGTCGAGCTGATGATCGGGATGTAGACGTAGCCGGTGCCGGGCTTGGTGAGCGCCGAGGCGTGCTTGATCGAGTCCTCGCCGGGCGGCATCGGCGCCGAGAGCGCCCAGAACACGTAGCTCTCGAAGGTGCCCTGGCCGGTGCCCGACAGCGAGAAGATCGACGGCGACAGCCACAACCGCTGGCGATAGGCGTCGTCGGTCTCGGTCGAGCCGTCAGGGAAGATCAATCGCGGAACGCCGTATGGATATCGCGATCCGATCGCGTCGAGGTCGCTGCCGACAGCGAACGCCAGCGTCATCGCGCGACACGCCTGATTGACGCGGTCGCGCAGCATCAGCTCGAAGTATGCGTTTAATTCTTGGTTAATTCTAATTGGATCGAACTCTAAACCACCAACATCATACTGCGCCGAATTGGGCGGATCATTCTGTGCCCAGAACGTGACGAGCTGCTGCATGCGATTGGCGATGATCGACTCGGTCGAGATGTTCTCCAGCACCGCCATTGGGGGCAATAGCTCGGGACGGATGACCGGAAAGCGTGTCGGTGTCGTTGAAACTAGATTTGTCGCCACTGACATCTCCCCGCGTCGGCATTATCCAGGCGTCGAAACTACATCCCACATCCCGTCGCCCTTGCCGGTGATCGCGGAGTTCTTGGACTCGGCCGGGCTGAAGTCACCGAGATGACCGCGCGGGCGATAGACACCCTCGTTCCTGAAGATCGCCTGCCCGAGCCGGATCATCTGCGCCGCCGACGTGGTCGGCAGCGGCGACCAGCCGAGCAGCGCGTCGCCCATGAAGTAGACTTGGCGGATGCGGTAGTTCGGCTCCCACAGATCGATGCCGGTGACGATCGCCCAATAGAACCGCATGATGACGCGATCGACAAAGTTCTCGCCGAGCAGCATCGGCACGAAGCTCCCGACCCAACGGCGCAGCACCCGTTCGTGATACGGCGTCGCGAAGATCAACTCCATCGACTGCTCGACGTGCGGCCAGCCCTGCATCAGCTTGCCGGTGAAGCGGTTCATGCCGTTGCGCGGCGGCGATATCTGCGCCGACTGATTGAGCAGGTCTGGCCAGATCGCATTCACCGAGCGATAGAAGTCATTGTCGACGACCGGATAGTCGACCCCGCTCGCCGCCTTGGTGTCGGAGGTTACGCCGATGGCATTGACGCCGTTGGTCATGACGCGAGCGGCCTCAGCGCGCCCTGATCGCTGTAGAACTTCGCCTGTGCCGGCGTGAGATACACGATCTGCTGAGCGCCCTGGCGCTTGACCTTGGCGCCGGCAAACTCACCACGCAGGTCGGGGATGTGCGACGGATCGGTGATCAGGTAGGGCTTCTTCTCCGGCGCATTCATCGCTGCCTTGCGCGCCATGTTGTGATGTCGGGTCGACTTGGGCATCGCGATCTCCTTCGCTCATTTGGATTTGTTGTCGGCTTTCCATTCCGGCTTTTTGATCTGCAGCGGCTTCGAACACCAGCACCCGTCCTTGTCGACGTGAATGGTGTTCTCGTCGTCCTTCCACGAGATGCAGACGCCGTCCTTGTGGGTCTGCACCCGATTGTGAGCGCCACCGGCCTTAACGAAGCCGGTGAAGCCACCGTCAGTCGAGGTGCGGGCATTGACATCGGGATCGCTGCCGTCGCCCTGCATGAGGTTGTGCGAGCCGTCGTTCTTGGTGAGCGTCGAATTGCCGTTCTGCCACGTGTGGGCGCCGTCGCCGGCCGAGCCCGCGTGATCCGGCTGCGCGTGCTGCTTGTTCGGGGCATAGGGCGAGATCGTCGCCTGCCGGAAGTCAGCGCCGGTCGCACTCACCCGCACGTTCTGACCGACCGCGTAGACCTCCTTCTGACGCTCGCCACCGCGATGATCGGTGGTGTGTATCCATGGGCTGAGCCAGGGCGTGCCGTCCTTCTTGATGCCAATCTGCACCTTCATCTTGTTGCCCTGGACCTCGGTGACGGTACCGACGCGGTCGCTGTGCGCGGTCTGGCGACGATGTTCGGCCACCTGAAAGAGCAGCTTCTGCATTGGGTCTACGGCCACGGTCTTCTCCTATATTCGCTCAGTCGGTCGCCTTCATCTCGACCTTGAGTTCGCCGGCAATCGCGTCGCCGAGCTGGCGCATGGTGAACAGCTCGGCCGGCGCCTGCTTGCCGTCGAACGACACCGGCAGCATGCGCGTCGCTTGCCACGCCTGGGTGATGCAACGGCAGTTCGGATGCACGAGGTTGGTCCCCGACCCGAAGTCCATGCCGTACGGATTCATGTTCCGTATTTCCTGCATGGTGTAGGGCGAATGGTCGGCGACATTGTTGCACTTGTCGCACACGTACTCGTCGCCGGATGTCACCACCTTGACCAGCGTGCGATCGTCGAAGTTGTCGCTGTCGGGATCGCCGCGGGTCTGCCACGGCCGCGAGAACTTACTGTCGATCGAGAGCTTCGAGGCGTCCATCGACCACGTCAGGTCGTTGGGGGTCGCCTTCTTGACCTCGATCGCAGCTGCGATCTCGTCATGCTCGAAGCCGGTGGCCTCGGCAATGCCGTTGATCCGCGCCTGCAGGACATTCTCGCCGACAGTGTTGAGCGCGCGCGAGATCGCGGCGCCGGTGCGCTTGGGCACGTTGTTCATGTAACGCGCCCATTTCAGCAGCTCATTGGTGTCGATCGAGACGTTGAGCATCCCGCATCACCGCGGGAGACGGATCGCCCCACCACCGCCTGCGAAGATCGATATCAGGTAGATCAGGATCAACAGCAGCACCAAGACCCACACCACCTGCTCGAACCGCGGCGGCAGCGTCGGCACGAACATCTTGAGCACATAGAGCGCAATCCACACGATGCCGCAGAAAATGACGACACCGACGAGAAACCACAGCACAGAAACCGCGAGTTCGGCCATGACCTGTCTCCACGTTCTGGGTTACCAACGGCTGGGCGGCATATGCGGCTTGGGTGCGGGCACCGGCGAGGCTGCCACCGTGATCTTCCCGCTCGTGCTGACCACGCCCAATATCGGCACATCGATCTCGGGAGAACCAACCGACACGGTCGGGAAGTCGAGCGAGCTGATGGTGGTCTCCATGCCGCCGGGCTCGGTGTCGGCAACCGTGACCTCGCCCAGAACCGGCACCGGCAGGTCGATCTCGTCATCCTCGACGAACGGATCAGGCAGCGGCGTACCCGGCACCTGAAGGGCTTCGATGCCCTCCTGGGTAAGCCCGAGCTGCGCCTGCGCGATCCGCCAGTTAGATGACGATTGAATGTTGATCAGCCCTTCGACGATGCCGGCGATATCGATCACGTTGTCTTCAGGGTTGGCACGCGCCAGCGCGATGAAGTCCCACACCGGATGCTTGTCCGGCGGACGCTGCCCCGGGATGAAGTCCCATAGCGGCTGGACCTGCAGCACCACGCGCCGCGCCGCGAAGCGCACGCCCTGCTGACTCATGCCGCCGCGCCGCGACGGGATGCGGCGCACCTTGGTGACCATGCGCTTGAACAGCTCGCCCCATTGCGACTGCGGATCGCCGATCAGCGCGCCGATCGCCTGCGCGGTCACCACATCGCACGCCAATTCCATCCCTGAGTCGGTCGCCGCGAACTGGATGATCAGGTTGTTGGTGGTCGGGCTGCGGATCGCCGAAGCGATGCCGATCTCGATCGCGATGGAGAGCGTGCGATTGTCGCTGGCGTAGACCTTGGCGATGTTGTCGACCGGATTGAGATCGTCCAGATCGCTGTAGACCACGATGTACGGCGATGGCGGACCGCCGTAGACGGCTGTCGCCAGCGGCGTGAGATCGCTGTCGTAGACACGGCCGGCGGCCCAGGTGCGGTCGCGCAGCGCTGCGACCGCAGTGGCACGCAGGATCGGCCGCAGCAATGACATGGCAGCCCTTTCAGGTGAGTGGCGTGGTGTCCTGCAGGCGGATCAGCAGCACGTTGTAGCGCTTGGTGGCCGACGGATCGATTTGCTGGATCGAGTGCCACTGCTGATTCGGCAGCTGGTCGGGGAGGAAGACGCGGTCGTACATTTTCCACAGGCTGGGATCGCCGAGATTGTTCTCTTGGATCGACACCCATTCGCGCGAGGTCTGGATGTTGGTGGCCAAACCGCTGGCAACTGTGCCGCCTTCGCCGCCGGCTCGCGCACCCGGCGTCACGTAGATGCCGATGGTGTTGAGCACCGAGCGCGTCGGGTCCTGGCTGCCGGTGTCGGTGACGCGCTGGCCGCCCATCCATGGGATCAGCTGCACGCGCTCGCCGAACATGTTGTCGTCGATGGTGTCGACATAGGTCTGCAGCGCGCGCCAGATCGGAGGGATCGCGGTCATACTCTACTCATTCGAAATGGGGTCAGGCTGAGTATTCCAAAACTGCTCGTAGCCCACGATAGCGATCTGTCGACGCTCTTCGCGTAAAGCCTCATCTTCAGTCATCCCATCCTGCACGATGCGGTACTGCACACGTGCCCCACCGGCATAAGCCTGATTGATCGTTTCACGCAGATGATCGAAGACGCGGCCGTTCTTGCCCTTGCCGATGTACCTGACAACACCGTCAACCGCGATCTCGTAAACATAAAACCCAACTGGAAAATCGATCCACTCACCCATTGCCACACCTCATCGCATCAAACTATTGCGACAGGTATCACATTTCTATTCCGCAAGAGTAAATAAGTTTGGCCGTACATCGTGTCGACCAGATTGAGTTCGCCGACATCTAGCGTCCCGACCGCCGAGCCGGCGACGCCGAGGGTCGGGCGGGTGCCGAAGCTGACATCGCGCTCGCCGAACCGGATCGACGACATGTAGAGGCCGAGCACACCGCCGCCGATGCCAGATGCCGCAAACATTGTGCCCTGGATCGCCATCGCCAGCATGTGAGCGGTGAGTTGGAGACGCGCCATCGCGAAATCGCGCGCGCTCGGCCACACGCTACTGTCCATGATGACATCGGTGACGTTATAGGCGGCAGCGATCTGGGCGTCGCCAACACTGCTGAATTCTTTGAACTGCGATTTGAACTGAGCAATGTCAGCAGCCGACGCGCCCATCTCACGCGCCCTTCCTGAACGGCTTCTCGCCGGGCTTGAGCGGCTCGGGGACCGGATGGCCGTCGCCGCCGCCACCATCGTCCTGTCGCGCCGACGGCAGGTTCGGGAGGTCGAGAAAGCGCAACGGATGGGGTGGCAGCGGCTGCCCGACCAAGTGGCCGGACGTATAGATGCCGCGGTTCTCACGCCCCAGCAAGCGGAACGCCTCGATCTCGTCGGCCACCATCTCGATCTCTTTCATCTCGCCCGGCCGCAGCTCGTGGCCGTGCATGAAGCGATCGATGACGATGTGGTTGGTCGCCCGCGAGGTGTTGAGCACGGTGACGCGCTGCGACGGCTTGTTGAGCCGATTGCTGTCGGCGACCACGATCACCTGCGGCGTAAGGGGCGGCACCCGAGGCTGATCGAGCTTGGGGGCAATGATCATCTCGGATGCCGATGGCGGCCGGTTCTTGGCCACCAACGCGTCGAGGTCGACCGGACCTTCTTGCATGGTGTTTCTCCCAAAAATATAGGCCGCGGGATGCGGCCTTCGGTTCGCTCGCTAACGATCGCTCAGCACACGCCGTCGACGTAGCGCATGGTCGCCGGCCGACGGATTTCGAGGCCGCCGACTCTAAAGATGCCGGGCACGTCATAGACGAGCGGCCCGCGCTGCCACACTGGCAGGAAGCGATGCGGCATCGGCACGTGCATCTTGATGATTTCCGGATCGCGCTTGTATGCGACGATACGGCCGTTCCCCGAGACGCCACCGGTATCGAGGCCGCGCACCGCACGGATTTCGATCTGCTGGCCGGTCTGCTGGGTGACGATGTTGTTCTGCTTGATCCACTGCAGAATGTTCATCGAGGTGGCAGGCAGCTGCGCCATCGCGATCTGGCTCATCGCCGAGAACGGCAACAGCACCACGTCCGACATCTCGATGCCCAAGGTCGACTGCCAGATGTTGGTCAGCGCGAAGTTGACATCGTTCATCAGGTTCTGGACCAGCGGCGGCGCTTGCGCCATGTCGTAAGCCCAGGTATGCGGGGTATTGATAACCGGAATACCAGGGCTGTTAATCAAACCATGCCAGCTCTTTTGGGTATTGCCGTAGATGGCGATATTATGCAGAAACTCCTCCGAAGCACGACGCGCTGCTGATGCGCGCTCGGTCGAAAGGCTGAAGTTCGGGATCATCATCCCTTGCGCCAGCTCCTCCGTATTATAACGATAGCCGATGGCCCCCATCTCGATCGCAACCTCGTGCTTGGCACGCGTCACATCAGCGAGCGGGATATCAGCGGCCTGGGCGTGAAACCAATCCGCGGCACCAACCTGATCGATACTGAAAAAGGTGATGCTCTTAGCCCATTCAGTACCAGTGGAATCTACCGGCACTAACTCACGATAAAACAGTTCTGGATATTTTATCCGGTAGACGGTTGGTTCGATGTAAGTGATTTGCGAAACGAGAAAGCTCAGAGCGGCTTGCTCGTTGGGCATGTCGCGAAGAAACATGCCGCTGTTGTGGCCGATACCGAACATTGGTTGATCTCCTTGTCGATGTGATCCTCAGCCCCCGGCCCTGAACGGGGGACGAAGCGATGGAATGCTGCGTGTTAACCGCCGAACAGCGCGACCTTCGCCAGCTGACCGGACACCGCGGCGTCAATCCAATGCGCATTGGGGATGAGGATCGAGGCCGCAGTGCCGCCCGAGAGCGTAGCGCCCGAGGCGGTGGCGCCGGGCGTGCCGGCGGCACTGATCGCAATCGCGTTACCGGCGGTGCCGGGGGTCTTCTCGGAGATCGTCAGCGTGTTCGAGCCGGAGCCCTGCGCCGAGCCACCGGGCGACGGCGGATAGGCGCCATAGACCAGCGCGCTGATGCCGGTGGTGGCCGATCCATTGAGGTGGGTCGCCAGCGCCGCAACGGTGTCGCCGAGCGTCGGGCCGATGTTGATGTCGTCACCGGTCGCGCCAGAGGCGTGGAAAGTGATGGTGACGCCGTTGATGATGATGGTGTTGCCGTCGGCCGGCTGCTGTGAGAACTGGATCGAACCATTGGCCGACTGGCCCGCCGCGGCATTGCCGAGCGTGCCGAGCGCGGCGTCGTAGTACACCGGATCGTTAGGCGCGATCACCGACCACGCCTTGCCCCAGAGGTGGCCACGGGTCATCACCGCGACGTTGGTCTGATAGCCGTAGGCATCGACCGGGTTGAGCGTGCTCGAATACGGATCGAGCGGCGAGATCGACAGGGTGTTGTCGATGACGGTGACGCCCTGGTATTTGCTGGCGCCGCCGAGCAGCACGCCCTTGGCGGACTGCGTGCCTTGCGACACCGCTTTGCCGAACGGAATGCCGGTCATCGTCTCGCACAGGCGAGTGACGATGGCAGAAGGCATCATGTCCGCGATCATCCCTTCAACCGCGGGACGAATTTGCGGGGAATAGTTCGTCTGGACGACGACGGTCATGGTGAGGTCCTTTCGCGAGAGTTTGGATCAGGTGAGACGGAAATGGATTTCCGTCTCAGTAGCCGCCAGCGGCGCGGCGAACGGCGGCCTCGGCGTCACGGGTCGCCTGCGGCTTCCACGCGTCGTTGAGTTCGCGAACGCTGTCGGCGTAGGCGGCATCGCGGACCGCCTGCGGATCGACCGGCGCGCCGCTCGCCCAGCCAGGACGACCAGAGAATGCCGACACCGCGTGATCCATCGAGCCAGGGCGATGGATCGTGCGACCGTCCTTCGGCATCAGCGAAAGAATGCTGTCGAAGCCGGCACGGACCTGATTGTCGTCCCAGCCCTTGGCGGTGTCGCCGAGATGCTTGTCGACGGCGTCACGGCGGACCTGCTCGACCGTGCGGCCCTCAAACTTGTAGCCGTCACCGAGGATGCGACGGGCTGAGTCGAACACGATCTGGCGATCCTTCACCAGCGCATCGAGCTGCTCGGGCTTGAGCTTAGCGTCTTCGACGCCCTTCTTGAGTACGACGATCTCGGCGTCCTTGGCCTTGATCTCGCCGTCGAGCTTCTTGATGTGCTCGATGGCGTCCTTGCACTCTTCCTCGGATTCCTTCGACTTCTTTTTGAAGTTCTCCACCTGATCGTTCAGCATGGCGATGGTCTTCTGCACCAGCTGGGCAGCGGTGTCGGTCATCTCGCAGGCGATGCCATCCACCATCACGGTCTTGAGGTTCATGTGGTTCTCCTGTTTGTCGCCGATAGTGAGGATGGGTCCGCCTCGCGCAGCGGCGCACTGCGCTAGATGGTTTGCCCTGATGTTTTCCTGAATGGCGTCGTAGGTCTCACCGGCACCCGGCTGGCCGAACGGGACCACGCCAGACTGCCATTTGAGATCGCAGCTGTAGCCGACGCTGAGTTGCTTCTTGGTACCGTCTTTCCACGCCGCAATGGCCTTGGCGTCGCGCAGCATCAACGGCACGCGCACGGTACCGCCGTCGCGCAGCACCTCGTCACCGGTCTCGCCGGTGGCGTGATCCTTCCAGTTCTGCGGCGTCACCGGAGCGGGCGGATGTTCGAGCGTCATCGGCAGGTGCGTGTAGCTCTTGACCGTGGCGTTATCGAACACCGCTTTCTCCGGCCGATAGACGCGCACCACATCCATGTCGGCGATGCCGAGTTCTTCGCCGCCGTACAATTGAATCCCGGTTCGCGCGATCCGCGGCTGGGCTTTGAGAAAGCCGTCGGTGGTGAATGACACCTTGGCGCCATCATCTATCTCGATGTGGTCACAGAGCTGCACCATCGTGACCTTGGGGGCGGCATCGCCGACAACGCTGAACTGCGGCAGAGCCGTGCTCGACAACATCGAGAACAGTGGGGTGGACATTTGACGATCCTCTTCAAAGGTCGCGATCTCGCGGCCGAACGGATCACGCCGGACGGTTTTGCGCTTACTCTTTTCGAAGGACGAGACCTCCCGCCCAAACGGATCGCGCTCGACCACGGTGCCACCCGTGCGGCGGCTGCTCACGTATTCGATCTCGCCGGTTTCGGGATTGTAGGTGTCGTCGCCGACGATGGCGTCGTGACGCTTCTTTTTGCGTAGCCGCTCGACCTCGTTCGCGATTTCGCGCCAGTTCTTCCGCGCCTCGCGCTCGCGGCGCCGGTTGGTTCGCAGCGCGCCTTCGTAGGACGAGCCGACCTCTTCGGACTCCTCGCGGCTCAGACCGTGGTGACGTGCAGCGAGCGCTGCCTCGCGCGCTTGCTCAGACCACGCGTCGGCCAGCGAGGTGGTTCGCAACAGCAGCGCCAGCCGATCGACGCCGGTGATGGTGCCGGCGTTCTTCGAGGCGTAAAATATTTTTTCACCTTCGGTCTCACCATATTGCTTCTTCATGGCGGCCAAGATTTTGGCGCCCTTCGCGGTGAGTGGCATGGCGCACCTCAGTTCGTCAGGAAGATCGCGAGGATGGTCATCAGGATCAGCAGCGCGCCAGCAAGCAGCGCCAGCTGATAGACCCAGATGTTCACCCGCCGCTCGTGAGTGCCTTGATCCGTGCCTCTAGCTCGGCCTCACGGATGCCGGCGGCGCCGGGATCGCGGCCCTGCTTGCGCAGCCAATTGGCCCGCGCCTTCACCCGGATCAGCTCAAGCTTGTCCGCTTTGATCTCCGCGGTGACGCGATCGATCCAATGCTTGCCGGCATCCATGTCGATCTTGAGCAGGTCGATCTTGAGCGTCATGGCGTGGCTCCCGCGTGCAACGCCATTGGAACATCTTCGAAGGATGGCGCCGGACCATTCCACGCATCCCAATTTTTCCACGCCGTGCCAGCGACGATCACCTCGTGCTCGTTGTGGACGTTCTGGCCATAGACCGGCACCGAGACGATCGCAGTGCGCGGCACCTGGGCACGGATCGTCACCCGCGACCAGTTATTGGCGACCGAGCGCTTGATCGTCCACGACGCCGCACCGTTGCGACGGATCGAGGTGTCGGGCAGCTTGCTGAATGCCGGCACGTGCGGACCCGCGGTCACAGTCTCGGTGCGCTCGTTCGTGACATCGAGGCCAACGCCACGCCACAACCCGACGGTCTGCATGTTGGCCTTGTCGAGCAGGAACTGCGTGGTCTCCCACTTGCCGCGGATGTACGCCTTCACTGCGTCGTAGCCGCCCCACTTGTTGCCCTCGCGCTTGGTCTTCTCGACCTCCGCCGGATCACCGATGCGCCCCTCGTGCAGGCGACCACCAAGCTCGTCGGCGATGGCGAGCTGCAGCAGCTTGCCATTCGGTGATGTCGAGGACGACTTCCAATCGCGCCACAGAGTGCTGTCCATGTCGCGGACGGTCTCTTCGTCGGTGTCGATGTCGCGTTCTTTGCTCACCTGCACCGCACGCGCGATCGACATCGCCCGGCCGAGTGACTTGGTGTTCTTGTAGTCGGCATCGTTCTTGTAATCGTCATCAACGTTGGGGTTGCCCATCGGATCGAAGTGCGCCGGCATCAGCACCTGGGTCGGCTCTGGCGTTTCGCGATGGCTCTCTTGCTCGCCAAGCTCAAGATACTGCTCGGCGTATTCCCACTTCTGCTTGTCCGAATACTGATCCCAACTTTCGCTCTGGTAATCCTGAATGGTGCTCTTGTCGATGTAATCGGACGCATCGAGCTTGTCGGCTTTGCTCTCGCCCTCTTTGTTGAACGCGTCGGTGATCGCCTTCCGGATGTCGTCGCGCTCGTCCTCCTTGAGGAAGCTCGACGGCTCCAGCTTCTCGAAGCCAGGGAATACCTCGCTCGGATCGTAGCCGGCCGGATCGGTCAGCTCGCTGTCGTCGAAGTCGACATCGGGATCGCTGCTGCCGTCGCCACCGAACTCGTCGTACTTACCGGCATCGATCGTCAACGCCTTGAGGATTTGATCCTTGGTGAAGCGAATGCGCTTGCCGGCCTCGGCATGCTCTTCCATCACCTCGTCGACCGCCTCGCTCGCCCAGTCTGGCCATTCGAGCGTTTCACCGCTCGTGGTCGAATGCTTGGTCGGCGCATCCTTCCAATCCTGCAACGCCTCGCGCTTGCCCTGTTCGAGCAGATAGCCGCTGTCGATTTGGCTCTGGATTTCGCTGTCCTCGTAATCGCTGTAGGTGGCCTCCATCCATTTCTCTTTGGCTTCCTCCTGCTGCGAGTCGCCCAGCTCATCCCAGCTCTCTGGCGTATAGGGCTGCTCCTCGTCCTCGTCGGGATCATCGGGCGTGTCTTCAGCTTGGCCCTCGACCAGATCACTGGCGAGCTTGTCGAGTACCGGCTTGACGCGCGCATACTCGAATTCCAGACGCGCCCCGGTCTTCTGATTCCATTCGTCGCCGCCGACGGTGGCGACCTCGGGATTCATCTGCAACGGATCGCCGGTGACCGTGGTTGCCCACTGCCCGGTCTTGGGATCGTGCGGGTGCAGCTCGGGAGTGAAGACTACCGACGGCGGCGCGTCGCGCGCGAGACGGCGAAAGGGATTGCGCGCGTCGCGCGCGGCACCATTCGACTTTCCCCCACCGTTGGGTTTGCCGCCACCGGGCGGCGGTTTCGGCAGCGCCTTGGCCTTGGCGGCGATCGTCTTCGGATCGTTCGGATCGATGTTGCCGTATTTCTTGCCCATCTTCGCCGCATGCTCGATCGCATCAGGGTCGTTGGGATCGGTCATTCCCTTGGTGCGCGCTTGCTGTACGCCTTCCTCGGCGTCCCAATCAGCCTCCTCCTCGATAGCAGTCTCGATGCCCGGATACAGGAAGCCCGACTCCACAAGTGAATTCTCGCGGCCAATCTGCAGCACGTGCGGAGAGATGAGACCAGCGTTGACATCGACCTGATGCGCCTGTGCCTTCTTCAATTCGACATCGGCCTTCTCGGCATCCGACATCAGCCACAGCGCGTTCCAGTCGTAGCGCCATGCGTCGTCGCGACTGCCAAAGGTCGAGCGCAACAGCACCTCGTCGAGCGGGCGCAGCGCTGGCGTCTGGCGCACCTTCTGATCCGACGCGAGACGGTCGTAGTAATTGCGCGTGTCGCTGTCGCCGGTGGCGTTCTGACCTGCGGGCTCGCGGCCCATGAAGCGCGTCGCCGGCACATCGGCGGCGGCACAGCACAAGAGGAAGTACGAACTGAGCACCTTGTCGTAGTTCGACAGCTGCAGCTGATGGCGCTCCCATTCCTCCTCTTTGTCGATCAGCAGCGCGTTGATGCTCGACTTGGCGACGTTGGTCTGCATGAACCGGCTGAGCACGTTCTGGGTGCCCTCGGCGGTCCCCATCTTCGCGGTCAGCGCCGGCACCTTGATGATGTCGAGCTTGGCCTCGGCGATCATCGTCGCCATCGACGATGTCACCATCCCGGCGGCCTTGAGCGCATCGGCGACCGGCTGCAGCACGGTGAGACCCCAAGCGTCCGGCGCCCGCTCGATATCGGGATAGTCGAGCCCGATGAGACGGATCACGCGGCTCGGGTGGATGTAGAGCATGTCGCCGGGCAGCTGCCCCATGGTGGGCTCGCCGATCGGCTCGACGCCGCCGGGCGCCGACACCGTCACCGTGTTGGCGCGTTGATAGTAGGTCGGATGGCCGTACCACGGCGAGGTGATCTCTTTGACCGTCGGGCCGGCGGAGAGCGAATAGCGGCTCACCACATGGACGAACTTGAGATCGTCCTTGCCGACCTTGTCGATCTGCAGCTCTTCTTGGAACGTGCCCTGATCGACGCCGAGGATGATCGCAGCGCCGCCATAGAGCCGCGCCTTGATCAACGCGTCGAGCAGCTTGCGCTGCAGATTGTACTTGCGCTCGGCCTCCTCGATCTTCTTCTGATCCTCCTTGTCGGCCTGCCACAGCCGCCAGGATCGCGTCGCGTCGAACGCCGGTATCTCGACGATCTTGCGCGCCACCCAGTCGCTGGCATAGGCGGCTTCGAGCTGATCGAGGGTGAGTGGATAGTACGCCCAGAACTGCGACACCGCCTTGTCGCGACCGGGCACACCGAAGCCGGCGAGGAAGTTCTGGAAGCTGTCGCGCGTGGAATCGAACCACGCCCGCGGGAAGCGCAGAATGTTGGGCGCGGCGACGTTCATTGGAGCGTTCCTAACATTGAAACGGCTTGAGCCACCGTCGCCGCCTGCGGCCAGTAGGCAAGCGTCTTCACGTTGCCGTAGAGCGGCGAGACTGGGTTCAGCGTCCGCATATTCCCGTAGGTGAATCGAACCGTCCCGGTGCCGGTGTAATCGAAGGTGTTGTTCTCGCTGCTGCCGCCATTGACATCGACCACGCGCTGCAGCGTGGTCGGCACATCGTAGATGCAAGCGTACTTGTACTTGCTGATGATGGTGCTGGCCGCGTAGTTGACGAGCGACGACTGCCCGCCGAAGCCGATGCTGTTGTTGCCGCTGCCGAGCCGGCCGAGCATCGAGGCGCCAGCGACGAAGTTGCCGGTGTTGTCGTCGGTGCCCATCACGTATTGCGTCACCAACGCCAGCGCCGCCGAACCGCTGTGCGCCCAGGTGCCGCTCGCTGCCAGCCACGGCGAGGTCGGCCAGTACAGGAGATCGCCGGCCTGGGTCGCGGTGGCAGTCGCAGTTGGCACGTAATCGGCGAGGAAGTTGGTCTGGGTGTAGTTCTGTCCCCACAGGTTCCAACCGGACACGCCATCGCAAAGAACCGTGCGTCCGCCGGTGGCAGTACACACGTTCCACGAACCGGTGCGATTGCCGGTGATCGGATTGGTGATCGTTGTGCCGCAGATGAACCAGCCATTGGCGAGCGGAATAACGAAACCGACGGCACCACCGACGTTCAGAGAAACCGTGGCAACGCCACCGGCGAAGCTGAAGACGGTATATTCGGTATATGCATTTCTTGGATCGATATAAGCATAATAATAGTTCGGCCCAATTGGCTGGACTGCAATCGCATAGGTGTAGATGTTGCCAGAAGTCTGCGTCCCGATCCCGGCGGAGAAGGCGACGTTATGCGTGGTATTGACAGCCGTCGGAATGAAAGACGCTGCCGTCATCGTGGCGGCGGCATTGGGGGCTGCAGCGGCATTCGGCGTCAACGTCGCGCCGCTAGCCGAGAATGGCGCCGTGCTGTCGTATTCCGAATGCGGCATCAGGTTGGTCACCGGCCCGGTCAGCCGCAGCCCGAGTGGAATGCCGGCGAGATCGGTCGGATAGCGCGGCGTGTTGGCCGGAGCCGTGTTGAAGATGCCACCGGCGAGGTAGCTCGCCACCCCGGCGCGGGAATACGCTCCACCGAGCGCCGTGAGCCAACTGGCCAAGGTGTTGTATAGCGAGTTATTGACCACAAAGTTGTTGCCGGCGAAATCAGCGAACAGCGCTGCCGAGGCACCGGCGAGCTGCGGCGGCGCCCATGCCGTCGCAGTCAGGGTCGGCGCCGTGGTGACGCCGACATCCGGCGATCCCACCGTCAACGGCGTCGCGACGCACAGCGCGAACTGACGAACCGCCGGGGCACCGATCGCGGGCGATGCCGTGGCCATCCCGATCGCGGTGACCTTGTAGTACATGCCGCACAGCGGCGGCTTCGTGAAGTCCGGTGACGTGACCTCCATCCCCACGCCGCCAAGCTGGCAGACCTGATGCAGGGCGAGCGTATCGATCGCCAGTGGAGCGCAGTCGACACCGAGCGCACGGATCACCTGAAGACAGAGCGGCGTTCCGATATCGGGCGAAGCAACCGACAGGTCCGGAGCGGCCGTCGGGAAGTTTATCATCCGGTGGAAGTTCGGCACGTCGATGCCGAGCGCGGCGACCACGAGATTGGGACCGGCCAGCTGATAATCGAGTTGACCGGCAGCGCCGAGCGGCAACACCGCGCCCTGGGTGAGCCAATACGACGCCTGCTTTTCCGTCATGGTGACGGTGGGGATGCCGTCGATGACCGTGATCAGATTCCCGCCGAGGTTACCCTTGCTGAAGTTGGGGTCGAGGACCTGATATCTCACGGTTGATGATCTCCTCGACGAGCTGCCGAAAAGCATGTTTTGGATTTATTTGATGCTTAACTCCCAGCAATGGCGAGGCAGTTTCCCGCTAAGTCATTGATGTTGCCACGCACAACACGAAACCGCGTTTCCGCGCGTGTTATAATATGACCACGAACCGCAATAACGCGGTTCGGTTATTTGAAAACAGGAGATACTATTATGCGAAGCAGAAAGCCGCGCGCGCCCAAGATCACCAAGCAGAAGGCAACCGAGGTCGCCTACATGGTGCTTAGCGGCATGCAGGTTCTTGACGCCATGATCAAAGCGGAGGTCGAGGCGGCCAACGCACGGCTCGCCGCCGAAGCGCGCGAGCAGCGGAAACGGAAAACCTCCCCGGGAGCGCAAGAGCCCGGAGAGGCTTCCGTGATGAGACACTCTTTAGGAGCGAAGTGAGACTACATCATTTCAGCCGGGTCCGAAAGGACCCGGCTTTTTCGTGCCCGGATGTACGGCTTCTGCACCGACGGCAGCATCCGGCAGGTGATGAGCAGCGCGAACGCCAAGACGAACGTGGCGACGAGCATCAGCAGTGCGGCGTTTAGGGTGGTGATGTCGATGTGGGTGGGCAGGCTGTCACTACAGCCCAGTAGCGTCTTCGTCATCGTGGTGGCTTCCTCTGGACGGCAATTCATCCACGTGGAAACCGTATCGCAAAACAGGGGCGCAGCAAGCGCCCCCGCCAAGATTTCTGTTTAGAAGCACGCGCCCGAGGCATTACGCTGGGCGAGATACTCCGCACGATAGCAGGTCGGCGTCCGATCGGAGAACCGACCGTTGCCGTCGACCTCGTGACCGCGGACAAAGCCAGCGCCGTAGCTGGTGACGCCTGCCCTCTCCCGCTGTTGCTCTGCCGCGCCAGCTGCTCCTACGAGCATGAGTACGGCAGTCATTGTACAAAGGACTTTGATCATAACGAGCCTCCTGATGAAAGAGTTCGGTGGCCCGTCCTTGACAGCGCTCCCTCCCACGGGGAGCAACGCTTGCACGTAATTGCATACGCTTGAACTTACACAGGCTACCACGGACCGGGGCACCGAACAGCACGAATGATGCCGCAGCCCGTGATCAGTCTGTATGAACTAATTCACACCGCTACTTCTTCGCGGCGGCTGCCGCCGGTGCCGCGTGATCCACGTTGGGGATGCCGACAACGACCCATCCGGTCTGCGGCGACCATGCCGCTTTCCACTCGATCAGCGTGCCGGGAGGAGGCGGCGGCTCGGGCCACACGATCGGCGGGATCGGATGCTCGGGATGTCCAGGCCACCATGGCGGCTGCGGCGGCACCGGCTGCGGCGGGTTCGGCCACACCGTCGGTGGGATCGGATGTTCGACGTGCGGCGGCTTACCGCCTTGATTCGGGGGCGGTCCGCCACCCGGAGGCTCCGGCCAGACGTTGGGCGGAATCGGGTGCTCGGGATGCGGCGGCGCGCCACCACCGGGGCCGCCAGGGCCGCCGGGATGCGGCGGCCCGCCCGGCGCCATCGGCGGCCTAGCATAGCCGGGCCATGGCGAGTCGCCGCCCCAGGTGCCCGGGGGAGGGCCGCCAGGAGCGATCGGGTGCGCCGGCCACCCCGGCACGCCGTATCCCGGGTCGACCGGACCCTGACCGCCTCCACCACCTACCGGGAAGATCATCGCCAAAAACGGTTGCATTTGTTTTCTCCCTGTTCACCAATTGTCGGCAGGCTCTCATTACACCCGGATCATGACAGCCCGCCAGCCAATGAACTGTCACGACGAAAGCGTTTGTCGTACCACGGAAAGAAACTGCATCTGCAATGTGGGTGAGCTGGGATCAGCTCCCGCGCCTCATCGGTCGTGTAGGGAGCGCCTTCGGCGATCTCTTCGCAGAAGATGCAAACTTTTTGGTCCCCGGCTGTACGGACACCAACTGCCTTGGCCTTTGACCAAGCACCGCGCCGCCTGACAGTCGTACGGTTGAATTTCCGGGCTGCGTCACCGGTATGGGGCCGTACGGTCCCTGGATGAATTTCTGGGTCAACTCCAACCTCCGTTATGCCGGCTGCCTCGTAGGTGTCGAGCTTAGCATGGTTGAACGCGGTCACCACCGCGATGTCGGCCAGCGCCTTGGTGCGCGACAGCGCCACCTTATCGAACGTCGACGCCAGCAACCCGTAGGCTTTCGGCGCCTTCATGCCGCGACGGATCACCACCATGGCGCAGCGGGTGACCTGCTGGATCACCGCGTCACCGATGCCAGCGATCTCGTTCACCGTCTGCTCTTCGAGCAAGTTGTTTGCCTGATGGGCGGCAACGGTGATGGTTAGCCCCAGCTCCTTCACCGCTGCCGCCACACCAGCTTCGCACGCACGCACGATGTACTCGCGCACCCAATGCCCGGCGACGAGGCTCGCGACGGCGACCTCAAGCCAATGCGTGAATGCGCGCAGGCGTACGTCCGGCGGGTGGTAAGACATGATGCCGCCGCGACCCAACGCAAGAACATCATGCTCCACTATCGCGACCCGCATCTGGGCTCTCAGCATGCGTAACCGCAGCTGCAGATCGCTTCGAAATTTGCCGCGCAGTTTCGAGGTGCCGGTCGGATCAACCGAGCGGCGGGCTGCGTCAAAGGCGAGGCTCATGCGTTCCTCCGTCAGGAAAAAGGGCGCCGACAGATTGGCCGGTTATCGGCGCCAAGTCAGGGAGGAAACGCACGGCTGCGCGGCCGTGCCCTTAACTAGGGTAGCGCTTCGTAAGACTGGATGACGCCGTCGTGGGCGTACTGCCACGTGTAGCCATTGGTGCCTTCTGGCGGTGCACCCATCATGTTGCCGAACTTGGTGATGCCCTGATCGCTGTACGCTTCCAGCTGGATCGCCGCGCTGTTGACCATGGCGGTCGGCTGACCGGTCCAGGTGAAAGTCACCATGCCGCTGAGCCAATCGGGGTAGGCGACCAGCGCGTCGGCGCCCTGCAGTCCGGTCACGCCGGTGCTGCCGATGGTGCGGATGCCGCGCTTAGTGATGTCGATGGTCTGCGAGAACACGCTGAGCAGAAGATTGGGCTGGGTAAAACCGATGACGTTGATGTTCAGCGTCCCCGCCGTCGCCGGCTGATCGACGTTGATGATCATGTTCTTCAGGTAGCCCCACAGCTTCCCTTGGGGCGCCTGCATTCCCGCCGGATTGTAACTCGTCTGCCTGCCGACGAACCCTCGCTTCAGCCGCGAGAACAACGGCTCGTCGATGGCGCCGTTGTGGTCGATGATCGAGGCGCAACCCTGATTGCTCATGGCGGTGAAGCTGCCGCATGGATGCGGCCTGAACATCAGCGGATTGGCGTAGCAGGTCTGGATGCCGCTCTGCGTCCCCGACACCGCGATCGGCGAGCCACCGACCGTCGCCGACAGCTGGAAAGTGCTGGCGGTCGGATTGATCAGCCAATAGATCGTGCTGGCCTTCAACCCGGTGAGCATTGCGCCGGTGGTGGTGAGCACCAACGGCGTGCCGGCAGGCAGGTTATGTCCGGGCCACGTCACCATGGCCGTCAAGTCGATGGTGACGACCGCCGAGGTCTGGCGACCCGGGATCGCCTGCAGCGACGTGTCCATCGAGAAGTTGCCGCTGCCGTCCATCTTCATGTTCAAGATGGTGAACGGCGAACCCATGTTCTGAAAATATTTATACTGATTAGCGGCGTCGGTCATATAATATTTGGCACCGATCATCTCGGCGCACATCGCCTGACCGTAGCCGGGACTGCCATTCGCGATGTTTCGCGTCAGCGTCCCACCGTTGAATGACCAGTTGGCCAGCAGCGTCATGTCGTTGCCGTTGCCGGCGCCGGGCGTGCTCTCCGGACGCAGATAGGGCGCGTCGTCGTTGCGCCCGTTCATGTCGAAATATCTGAAGTGATTGTTCTGCACGTTGCAGACATCGGTCACGCCGATGAACGGCCCGACCTTGAAATCCTGAACGATGGAATTCGTCAGATTGAGCGCGCGCGGCGAACCGGAGATATGGGCGCCGATGAACTTGTTGATCCTGGCGATCTGTACCGACGGACTGAAGAACGCGATCGAGTATTGATTCGAGGTTCGACAATTGTCGATGCTGAGAGCTTCCAGCATCTTGTCGACTTCCATGTACTCGACCCCAGACGAGTTGCTGGGACCGAACGTACAATTCTCGTAGTCGTACGACTGAGCAACACTCGGCGCCGCATGACTGGGCGAATTGCCGAAACCTTGAAATACCGCGTCGATCAGCTTGAAGCGTCGCGCGTTCTGCACGGTCGATTGACCGATCCACCGCCCGCCGCGAATCTCAACGTCAACGTCCCACGATGGATGCATCAGCGCCATCAGCGCGCAACCGCCGCAGATTTTACCCGGCGCGTTGTACAGCTGCGGAAGGGTCGACAGGTAGACCCACTTCAACGGCCCGTCGAAGGTGATGTCGCCGGTCGAGTAGTTGATCGCCTTGATCCGCTTGAACTCCTGAAACTGATTGTTCGGCGGACCGGAGTTGAGCTTGCCGTAGACGTTCTGCAGATCGCCAGCGAGGAACGTGACCCAGGCGCCGATGTAATAGTTGGCGGCGTTCGCCGGCGTCTGCATCCGCACGATCGCATCGAGCCCCGCCACGTTCGATTCGGTCGGCGTGGTGTTGACCAGATCGTAGATCGTGTTCGACGCCCACGTCTTGGCGTCCTGCATGGCCCCTTGCGCGTTCGTGCCAAGGCTGACCTTGGTGTCGAATATGGCGCCATAAGCCCAGTACCGAATGCGCGACACACCGTTCGGCGTCAGCGCCAGATTTGGAACGGTGTTGTCGCCGTACCGGCCGCCCAGATAAGAACCTTGCGGGATGAAGATGTTCACATCCCGATTGCACAGCACCATCCAAATCTGACCGCTGACCGCGCCTGTCGTGTTGACCGGCGCACCTTCGGCCGTCCAGTAAGCCGCACCACCGAGGCCGGTGCTGCCATGGTTGTTCGTCGTCGAGAAACTGAATGTCGTCGCCAGCAGATTGGCCGACGTGATGTAGTACATCGTGTTGAATTGAACGCCGCTCGGCAGCACCGCACCGGCCGACCCGACGAGGTAGAACGGCTGATTGGGTTTGAAGAAGTGCACCGCCGAGGTGAGGGTCAAACCACTGTTCGAACCGAGCGTGTTGTTGACATCGACCTGTATGAGCGTCGGGTTGCCGACCGTCATGATGATCGGAATCGGCATCTCCGGCGCGATCCCCTTGGCGCCGAGGTTCTGCCCGAACGTATAGAGTGCGGCCACGTTGCCTGACTTGGTGTCGGGCGTCTCACCGCTGACCAACGGCGTCGACAGGATGTCGTTGATGTTGGTCCAGCCCGAGCCCGACGCACCGACCGGACCAGCTGGGCCGATAGCGCCCTGCGGACCGGCGGGACCGGCAGGACCGATCGGACCTTGCGACCCGGAGCCAGGAGGGCCAGCGGGACCAGCGGGACCAGCCGGGCCGGCGGAGCCCGTAGGACCGGCCGCGCCAGCTGCGCCAGCTGGCCCAGCAGGGCCGGTAGCGCCAACCGGGCCGTCAACGCCAGGAGGGCCAGGAGGGCCGCCAGGAGGACCGGGCGGGCCAGCGAGCCCCGTTGCCCCGGTCGATCCCGCAGGACCTTGGATTCCCGGGATGCCCGGTTGACCCTGCGGCCCCGGAAACCCGTTCGTGCCGGCCGGTCCCGGCGGCCCGACAGGACCCACCGCCCCCGGCAGCCAGTAGCGTAGCCAAATCCATTGATTGAGCGGCACGATGGTGCCGACATCGAGATAGGCTTGCGCCTGCACGGTATCGAGCGTGACGGTGGGGATGTTGTTGTAGGGATAGACGGTCTGCCCGGCGAACGTAGAACCATCAAAGCTTGGATCGATGATGGCGTATCTGAGGACAGTCACCGGGCAGTCTCCCTTCTCAGAATCACGTCTCCGGCAGATGACCGCGACCGAACGATCGGAAGTGCAGCGGCGCGCAGTTGACGCACAGCGTTGCCTTGCAATCGAGACAGCGGATCACGTCACGCGGCCACAGCCGCGTGCGGCAGTCGATGCAGCTCACGCGCTCCGCCCACAGCGCGGCGTCCACTGCGACGCCGACGAGATTCCACAGGTCGGTCGGAATGGTTTCGAACGGCTGTTCGCCGAGCGACACGAGGGAGGCGTTGATCGCGTTGTGGATCAGCAGCCAGTTGTCGAACCTGATCGCGCCGTCGGGCGACCGCTGATCAGGCGGCTTCCAGTCATCAAGCGGGTCCATGGATTTTACTGCTTGGTGGGGAGGACGCAGTTTTCCAGCGCCCAGGTCCTTGCCGCGGCTTCGGCCTCAGCCCTGTCGGTGTACGTCGCGACACTGAGCAGGACATCACCGTCGCTGTAGGTCAGCATGATGTGCCAATGCACGCCATCATGACTGGCGATGCCGACCGACGCTGACAGCTGCTCGCTCATCGCTCGCTACGGGGCGGTTCGGTGAGATCGTCATCATCGAAATCATCACGCTCGGTGTGGCCGCATCCATCGCACGACCACCCGGCAATAATGCCAGTGTCGTAATCCTCTTGATGGTATTCCATCGAATGACCGCACTTCGGGCAAAAGCGCTCTTTCACGACAACCCCCGACATAATTGCACCGCAGTCACCGGATTGTATCGCGCCCGTCGACAGAATGTACCCACCTGTCGGCAGACCCACGTTTGACTACCAAGAGGTCCGGCACGCCAACGCTGGACCTTTTTTTTTAGTAGAAGACGCCCTCGATGGTGAGACCATCTTTGATGGAATAGCTGTTGGGACCGATCCCCGTCACGTAGTAGGTGACGCCTTCGAGGAGCCCTTCCGGCATCGGACATCCATCAGCGATGAACTGCATCGGACGACCGAAGAATTGCGTATCGAGACTGTCGATGACGGTGAACTTGCCGATACCGCGCGGCAACGTCGCAACGACCGCTGCTGAGCTGACCAGCTTGAGAAAATTACGCCGTGTCGTCATGGTGCCCCCGGCTGCCACCCGCGGAATTGATGGTCGTACGCTGGACCGCCGCACAGGTGATTGAAACCTTGCGCTGCGGCATCGCCCTGGTCAAGCGTTCGACCGAACGGCCACGGCTCCAGCTCTTCGAGAAAGTCCTGTATCCAACGGCCAGCGACCAGCCACACGTTGTTGCCCTGCACTTGCGCTGCGAACGGCTCGGCGCGCACCGTCTTCGATTGCCGCGCTCCTGGCTTCACCGCCTTGGTGGTGAAGCCCATCAGGTTACGGATCGTCGCCTCGGCCGACTCCTTGCCGCCCGATCCCGGCTCTTGCTCGACCACCACCTCGAAGTCGTAGCAGAAGCCGGCAAGCGACGAGCGGCACACTTCGGCGACCTTCTTGATGATGTCCTCGCGCTCGCGCGCTTCCCAACGGCCGGTGGTGACGCTCTCGATCAGGATCGAGTTGTTCTTCATCAGGTGCATGAACACGATCGCGGTGCGGGCGCCGTCGCCATCCTGGGTGCCAGCCTTGTCGACCGAGAGCACCGAGCGGACGATCTCATGACGATCGAACACCGAAATGACCTTGAGCTTCTCGATCGGAAACATCCCGCCACCGGCGAGATACGGCTCTTGCTGATACTCGGCTTCCCACGAGGCCGCCGACATCAGGCGCCTTTGCGCTTCGAGGAAATCGAGCGGCTTGAACGCGGGGAATAGCGGGCAACCCTTCCAGCGGCGGCCGGGCTCATCCTTGTCGGCGATGGCTTTGAACTTGAGAACCTTGATGTCACCTTCCTTCTCGATCGCGCGACCAAGCGGATCATCCAAGTGCCATCTCGTCATGATCCAAAGCATGCCGCTGTTGGCAGCGAAGCGCGGACGAAAGTCGTCGGTGTACCAATTCCAAATCTTCTTGCGCAGCTCCGGCGAGTTGGCCTCGGCACGACCCTTCACCGGATCGTCAATTACGCCGAGATGTAGCTCCATGCCATTGATCGAGCCGTTCACCGTCACGTTCCGAAAGGACCCGCCATAGCCGCCGTACTCGACGATGTCGGTGTTGCACTGGAAGCCCTTGTCGCCGATCGTCGTCTCGAACACCGACTGATAGCGCGGCGAGCGCATGGTGCGCTGAACGCCGAGATTGCACCGCACCCCAAGCTCATCACTATGGGAGGCATAGATCGTCTTGAGATGCGGTGCCTTGCCTGCCAACCACGACACAAAGTCCTCTGCTGCGAGAGACTTGCCGTGCTGCGGCGGCGCCATGATCGCCAGCTTGGGTCGCCTGCCGACGATCAGGTCACGATAGAAAAACTGCAGCGCCCTCGACACTTCGAGCGGGAAGCGACCCCACAGCATGTTCGGACGCATCACCCGCCGATAGCGGGCGAACGACCGACGTGCGAACATGGGCTCGCTGACTGTGTAAGCTTCGAGCTGACCATTGAGCCAGCAACGATCCGATAGATCGAGCTGCTCGGTTGGGACATCGATATTCACAGCTCACCGCCGCAGCAACACCAATAGAAGACCAACGATCGAGGCGATGACGATCACCCACTGCATGCGCACAAACGCCGATGACCGCCAGTTGGGCGACGGTCTCATGCCATCGACCGTCAGGTCGATGGACCCTCGTCCGTAGGGTATGAGGTGTTTGCCTGATTGCCACCGCTGACCAGACCGGCGAGCTTCTCGACTTCGACCTTGAGTTTGGCGGCGAGATCGACCGTCGTCGGATCGGCAGCGTTCATGCTGATCGCCGCCGACAGAGCTTGCAATTCGGAAACACAATCGTCCAACGCTGCCATCTGAGTCTCCTATTCCGGATCATCGACCTCGAAACCGCGGCGCTGCGCAATCAGCGCATCGAGCACGTCTGCAGGACGATCGCGGCGGCGCTCACGTTCGTAGAGGATCGCAAAACCATTCATCGCCAGCGTGCGAACCAGCGAGCCGGCGAGATCGGCCGGGTCATAGCTCTCGTCCCACCACCGCTCGATCGCTTTGGCTAATCGCGGATCGATGGTGGAACGGCGCGTCATCCGTTGAGCAGGTCGACGAGGTCGACGGCCTTCATGTTGACCTTTGCTGTACCGCCGCCATAGGCGATCGTGCAGGTCGGCGGCTCGCCGGGTTCGGCCGGGACTTCCTCCTTGGCCTCGACGGCTGGCTTCGGCGGCCGACCGGGATTAGCGCCATCGGCCGGCTCGCCAGGATCACCCTCGACCGCCTCGACCGCAGGCTCTGCCTTCTTCGCCGGCTTGCCGGGATCGAACTCAACGCCAGTGATGCTCGACACCACGATGATGTGCTGCTTGCCGTCGGTGTCTTTAACGAGAACCGCTGCCTTGGCCATTGCCTCACTCCTTCTTTGTCCGAGCTAACCAATCCAACCAATTGTTGATCTCGCGCACCGCATCCCCATCGATCACTGCGGTGGCGATGATCTCGTCGTCATCATTGAGCAGCGCGATGTGCGCCAGCAGGCAATCCGGGTTCGAGCAGTGCGCGAGATTAATCGAGGTGGCCCTGCGCGGCGTATCGAGCGCATCGGCAGCACGCGCGATCAATTTCGTGCCTTCGATGATGCTGTCCCATGCCTCGTCCAGCTCGGCAGCAGCCTGCAGCAACAGCTTATCGGTGCCGGCCTCGATCTGATTGGTGCCCTTGGCCATCGCGCGCAGCAGCTTGGGCAGCACGACGTTCTCTGGCTGGCGGCCGATCCGACCGTCACGTGACTCCGACGGCTTCGTGTCGCTCATGTCGGTATCGCCTCGATGTGATCGAGAGGAATGTCGAACCTGACCTTGCGCAAGGTGAACATCTGCACCACCGCATAATGCTGGCGCAGCTCGATCAGCTTGACCGGTGCACCGGCAGGCAGTTCGCCATAGCTGTGTTGGCCGGGCTTGATCTCGAATGGCTTGGTGAGCCTGACGGTGTCGCCCGGTTTCATCTTCAATAATCGTCGTCGTGGGATACTCGCTCCCTCCGCGACCTCGTCGCCCTCTCCCAGAAATCAACCCACGCCGACGGCGGATACCATGCCGGCCGCTTCACCACCTGACCTTCGATGGTGACCTGATCCTTGGTGATGAGGATTTCGAGCTTCATTGCGAGCGCGCCTTGTGTATTTCCAATTCGTCCTCGTACACCCGCTGCACCAGCGTATGGAAACGCTCAACAGGCACACCAGTCTGTACTCCGACTTTAATCGCAACCACGATCAGCGCAGGGATCACGTCACCGGGATCGTTCTCGCCGTCCTCTTGAAGCTGGTCGATCACCTTGTTGATGATGCGCCGCGCGTCGTCAGGGCTGCTCACACCTCGCCCTCCGCAACTGGCATCAGTGCAGCGAAGCTGACCTCGGCGCGATCCTTGGCGGCCTCGATGCTGGCGAACACACCGACACGGAACGTGTTGAGGCACAGCTCGAAGCGGCCATCGCCACGCGGATGAATCATGAAGCGCCCGAGCCCGCCGGTGTCGGCACAGAGCTTGTCGGAGATCGGCGCGGTCTTCCACGTCAGTTTGTTGGTCTCGTTCATTACTTGTACCGAGCGCGTAGCTTGCTGAATTCGACGAGGCGTGGATCACCGGCGACCTCGATCACCTCTTCATCGGTCAATTCACGAAACATCAGGTTGTCGTCGAACGCCATGACGTGCCCGCAACTAAAACAGATGGTGATGCAGCCCGGCGCCACAGCGTTGGCATCGTTTATCCCCGTCGCACTATCGAGCAGCTTGCCGCAGTTGAGGCACGGGCATGGCGCTGTCCGTTGCGTCTCGCCGATCGAATGGAATCCCTCGCGCTTCTTGCTCACAGCGTCTTCTCTCGCGGCACTTTGAACTCTTGCCCGTCGACCACGACCAGCGCGTAGGTCGGCATGATCGATACGCGATAGCGGTGGGTTTGCGCGCCGATGAGCACCATCTCGGTATCGTTGCCTTCGGTGTCGACGATCAGGAGCTGCAACACGCAACCATTGTTGCCAACCATGCGGCCGATCAGAACTGCATCAGGCTCTTGAAACACCGCACATAACCCGAAGGCCAGAACGGTGAAGAACATCGGCTGACCTCGGCTACGCCTTCTGCTGGATCGGTGTCACCACCGCTCGTGGCTTGCGCGTGCGCTTCTCTTTCGCCCCGAGGTCCCAATAGGCGGAGGCGAGCTTGAGAAACCGATGGCGCGCGAAGTCGGTCTGAATCTTCTGAAATTCCGGCGTCTGCATCACTGCGAGGATCGCAACCTCTTCGTCCTTACTGTGCATCTCGTCGTTCATCGCCTTCCCCTTTTCAGATCGGTAGAACACCACGCTCGCTCAACAACACCAGCAGCTCCGGCTGGCGCACGTACACCTTGAATTGCTCGACCACCACCTCGCCTGTCACGCACTTCTCGTTCCCGCAACGGTACCAGCGCGAAAAGTAGTACGACTGGCGCAGCATCTTCTCGGTCACCGTCTTGTGCTCGCGAACCTGCATGGCGATCCCACACCGACGGCACAGTGGACCAACCAGACCCATGACGGTGCGCGCGTTCTTGCTCATGTCTCAAGGTCTCGGTCGATCTCGTCCGCCATCGCGCGAAGCGCACGCGGCAGCGAGGTCGAGAATTCCAACGGCCCCTGAACGCTGAAGCCGCTGCCATTATTGCCGTTGAACACCATAACGACCACAGCCTCTGCCTTGGCACTCTCGCGAACGATGGTGCACAGCATGTCGTACTTGCCAGGGCCAATCGACATCACCTCACACGCTCCGTCACACATTCCGCATCCGTGGTAGCCGTAGCACCACGCGGTAAGTCGCTTCACTGAAACCACGGACTGATGATCGCGAACCAGATCACGGCAGTAAGCGCATAGACGAAATACAGGAGGGCACGCTTCATCATGTCTGTTCTCGATCGGTCGGCAGCGGACGCCACCGCTCGGTCGGCAGCGGATGCCACTTGCGAGTGACCATCGCCGCCGTCGTTTCCATCTCCCACACCCGACCGCCGCGATCGAGCGCGTAGAGCGTGCTGCCCATCGAGGTAAGCTGCACGAACGGCTCGTGAGTGTCGGTAACGGTCGTAGCTGTGGCCGCTGCCATGGCCGACGGCGCCGGCTTCTGGAACGTCGACGATGGCTGCGGTGCAGGCTGCTGCTCGGGCGGCTGCACCACCTCGACGGAGCCGGTTGCTTGATCGGGATCGGTCATGGCTTCCCCGGTTATTTCAAACCCAGCACAGCTTCAATAAGAACGGCTTCGGCACGATGAAAGTTCGCTGGATCAGACTGACGCGCCAGCTCCCGCGCAACCGCAGCCGCAACGATGCGTTCCTTCTGAACCATACGTTCTTCCGCAACACGCGTACCGGCGTCTCTAAGATCGGCCTCTTCCTGCTTGAGCCTTTTCCGCTCTCGCTTCGGCATTTTCGATTTCTTCATGGCGACCCCCTCGCTGTACGGGCAGCCGCGAAAGCAGATGTCTTCGGATTTGTGGATGCAGGTGCCATGCACGCATGGGCCGCGGCCGTCGTTCAGCGCTTGGCCTTCGCCTTGCGCTTGTACCAAGCCTGCCGGCTGATCCCCGCTGCGATCCATGGTTTACCAGTTGTCGATGGCCGGCCACTCTTCGCTATTTTGTCAACCTTGCGCTTGATTTTGTCAACCACGGTTTTGACAACCGGCGCCGTCGATTTCCCCAGGTCCGGCGCCTTCAGGGTGGTGGGGGCTGCATCTCCCCGGTGCTTGCGGATCGACGATGCAGCCCGCCGCGCTTCCACCGGGGCACCTGCCGACGTTGTCGGCAGCGGTTTCTGCGCCTCGTCGCTCGCAAACCGGCGAGCAATTCCAGTCGGCATGCTGGCGAGAGGGTGAACGTACCTATCCCTCGCCATGATCAGTCCATGGGGTCTTCGGCATCAGGTGTCACATCGATCAGCCCGGGGGGCGCATCTTCTAGCCCAATGCTGAGATCAATCAAGGACTCGAACGGAATGCCGCGCTCGGCGCACAGCGCGCGAACTTCCTCCTCGGTTCGATAGGCGCGGTTCACCACCGAGGCGGTCACGTGCATCGGCAGCACCCGTTGCACCAACGGCATGATCTTGTCGCGCTCGTACAGCGCCAAGAACTTCATGAAAGCGACGAGACCTTTCTCGTCACCCTCCTTGCAGAACATCTTGCGCTTGGCGTCCCACTTGATGAAGCCGGCCCAGTCGATCGCTTCGACCACGGCGTCACGCATCGCAACGGACATGTGGTTGGGCTGACCTTTCTTGCGGCCAGCATTCTTTGGACGGGGTTGCCCCTTCTTGAATTGGCTGACGGCGCGCCCGACCAGCGGCGGCGCACCGTTACTGTCACGGTCCTGACCATTATCTTCGCTCATGAGATGCGACCCATCACGTTCTCAATTGCGCTGATCGTATGCCGTCCGGCAACGCCGTCAACACGCTTTGGTTTCTCCCGCGCCTTGCCGCGGGTCCGGCGCTTGCTGCGCTTGGTCGACGGCTCCCGGGATCGGCCGCTCGGCGTCCCGATCTGCAGGCAGTCGCTGCACACTAGCTTGCCCTGAATGTCCATCACCGCGGTGCGCTTTTGCCCACAGCGGGAGCACACCCAGGCGAGCTTCATCCGTTCTCACGCAGCGTCATTGGGGTCTTTCGGCCCCTTTCCCCACGGACCGCCAGGACGCCCCTCGCCGGGCTTCCTGCGATCAGGAACGGGCAATTGAGAAAGCACATAGAGCAGGCTGCAGCGCAGCGCCGGCTCGATAGGGGCTGGAACCTCGCGGAACCCGCGATAGTCCGGGCGGTGTGGCGGGCTGCCGCGGCGCATTTAGTTGAAAGGTGCCTCTTGCAAGTTTGGGGACGATCCCCTATCTTAGTTGTCGAGGGGACGGCCTGTCCCACCGAACCAACTCTGGTCTCTGACCGGGAAGGAAACAATGCAAAAGCGTCATTTCGAGGCGATCGCCAACATCCTTAAGGCGGCCCGCCCGACCATGTCAAACGACGCGCATCGCGCGCTCGTCGACGAATTCACCACCATGTGCGCGGCGCAGAACCCGCGCTTCCAGTCTGCCAAGTTTCAGCACGCCTGCGGCGTGGGGAGCAATCAGTAAATGTTGCCGATCCTGATCACCGTCGTGTCGCTCTTTAGCGCCGCGTACTTCGTCATCAACGAGTGATGATCCAGCCCAGTGCCGTCAATGAGGCGGCGGCACTGATCGGTATCACCACCGCCGGCAATCCCGCCGGATCAACTCAGGAGTCCTCGCATGAACCATCATGTTTACGCTGGTATCGCTCGTTGCTTCGCCGTGTCTCGCTCGCT